TTTGAAAGGATTTTAGCATCAAATGTTTGAAAGGATTTTAGCATCAAATGTTTGAAAGGATTTTAGCATCAAATGTTTGAAAGGATTTTAGCATCAAATGTTTGAAAGGATTTTTGCATCAAATGTTTGAAAGGATTTTTGCATCAAATGTTTGAAAGGATTTTTGCATCAAATGTTTGAAAGGATTTTTGCATCAAATGTTTGAAAGGTTTTTTGCATCAAAGTTTGAAAGGAATGTTGCATCAAAGTTTGAAAGGAATGTTGTAACAAAACATTTGTGAATAAATTGCATAGGAAAATCTGGGAATTTATGCGTGCTTTTTTGCATCAAAGTTTGAAAGGTCTCATGCAACATTCATTCCAAAACCATTTGGTTAAATATTTGGGACAAAAAAAGAGTGACACAAGAGGTTGTCAACCCCTTCGCGCAATTGTTGCGCATTATTGCAAATTTTGCGCAAAGGTCTACCCTGGGAGGGGGATAGTGCCGGTGTAGCACTATTGGCACAAAATTTGCGCACCTTAAACCAAACCTTGGAAAAAAAATCTCCAAAGCTTAGGTTAAGGTGCGAGCGCTTGAGCGCTCGCGGAATCGCTCACTCCTCAAGCAATTCCTCTTCTTCTTCTTCTTCCTCAAGTTCTTCCTCAAGTTCGACGGGCGCTACCCGCCGAACTTCAACAAAGGGGTTTGGTACCCCGTGAAGGTGCTTAACCTCTGGGCAGAGCAGGGCATCGAGCGCGGCCTGCATGAACGCTTCCGCCGCGTCTGGATTGAGAACCTCTGCGCCGCTTCTGCCTTGGAAGGTGGCTCCAAGCCCTTCACTCTCGGCGCGGCAAAGCGCGGATGCACTGGCAAAAAGCGCAGACGCCGTGCGGAAAGCGGCGGCGCGTCTCTTGAGGACGGTGATTTTTTCACCGTTCTCCTCGGTCACAACCTCTTTGGCCAGCTTGGCGCTGGCCAAAGTGAGGCGCGCCATTGCGCCGAAGTCACCAGCGCTCATTGCGCGCTGGAGAGCAGCTTGGAGCGCAACCATCCGCTCTTTCGCGGAAGCAACGGAAGAGGAAGCAACGGAAGAGGAAGCAACGGAAGAGGAAGCAACGGAAGAGGAAGCAACGGAAGCAACGGAAGCAACGATTGTGTTGGTGTTGTCAGACATTTTTCTAACCTTTGCGCAATTGTTGCGCAATTTTGGGAAGCTTGCCCGGTTCGCGAACCATCCGCGAACCATCGTGCTTCCCTTGTGTCTCTCATCATAGCGGAATGAGCCACGTTTGCAACCCCTTTCCGCCATTTTCGCGACAATCTTTTTTGGCTTGTCTCATTGTCGCGACATGTACTCTTAATGCGAGTTGCGAGCCAACACCGCAATTTTGCCAAAATAGTTTCAAAACCTCTTTTCGCCTTATTAATCAATGACTTACGCTCATTGATTGGCGAATCCTCGCGCATTGTCTCATCATCTTGTTCAACCCAGCGTCAAGATTCAATGCTGTATTGCGAATAACTTTGCGCACCTTGCGTGAGAAACTGTAACAAAATGAAAAACTCTTGTAAAACAACACCTTACAATGGCGCGCACAATGATTCACATGCGTAACATATTTTACTGAATATTTGTCCACCTTGCCAAAATGTGTGCCAAGGTGTTCGACAAAATGTGTGCCAAGGTGTTCGACAAAATGTGTGCCAAGGTGTTCGACAAAATGTGTGGGATGAAAGCTGCTCAAAAATGAGCTAAAAATGGGCAAAAAGAGAGTGTAAATCGTCATAAACCGCTCTGGTTTGCGCTGTGGTGCTCTTGAACTTGGCCCTTTATATTAGTGCACGTTTGTTTGTGAGCGATTGTGGGCCAATTGTGGGCCATTTAACCGTTAACCGAATGATGCAATTTCTGTGAGGCTCTCAGAACGCCTTGAACAAAAAGATAAAGGAAGGTAAAGACTTTTCATCATCGTTCTTTTCAAGGCTGCTCAAGCCCGTTGACGATGATGTTTAACGATATGACCCAACTGTTTTGAACTGAAAAACTTTTCAGTAGTTTTAAAAAACTCTTAAAAAACAGTATGTTGCACATTTTGTTTAAATGTTTTGAAACATCTATGCTCATCGTTATTAAACAATGGGGGAAACTGTGAAAAATGTTCACAAAAAACTGGTTGGTTAATTGTAAACCATTAATTTAAGAGTTAATAGTTAACCATTTTGGAAACTGTGAAAGATTTTCACAAAAAACTGGTTGGTTAACAGTTAAACAAATGGTTAATAGTTAAACAAATGGTTAATAATTAACCATTAATTTAAGAGTTAATAGTTAACCTGTTTGGAAACTGTGAAAAATGTTCACAAAAAACTGGTTGGTTAATTGTAAACCATTAATTTAAGAGTTAATAGTTAACCAGTTTGGAAACTGTGAAAAATGTTCACAAAAAGCTGGTTGGTTAACAGTTAAACAAATGGTTAACTATAAACCATTAATTTAAGTGCAAAAGTTTTTGTTTTTAATGTTTTTTTAAAAAGTCTAAAACTTCTTTCCCAAAAGTGCGCAAAAAGTTGCAGAATTCTGGGGAACTATGACAAAAATGTCGTGATTTCATTGATTCCATTTCAAAACTTTTTTATTTTGAGGAGACTAATTAATGCTTCGCAAAAAGATCATGCCCCACTTTTTCCAAAGAAATTGGACAATTTCTGCCTCAAATGGGGTGTGACAATTGGACACATCTTCTGGAGTCTTTAGGCAATAGCGACCAAACATGTTCGCTCACTTTGCCCAAAAACACCGTTTTAACCCCTTTTTGACACTTCAATTGGTCAAAAGATGGTCGAAAACCTTGTTTTGAAAAAATGTGAAAAACGTGAAAAACCATTTAAAACCAATGTGTTAGGCATTTTGGCCAAATGTTGCTTGACCCCCCCCTAAAAAATCAATGATTCTAATGGGTTACAATACACGTTTTGTTAAAAAACATGAAAAAAAGTGGGGTGCAAAGTCCCCAAGGGGTAGGGTGCTAAAATGGTGCCGAAGGGGAGTGGAGTACCAGGCTTTTTAATTTTTTATGACTTTTTAAAAGAATTGTAGAAGAATTATCAACTTTTTTTGGAACTGGTATGCAAAAAATGGCAGAAAGTGCTTGACTTTTTTTGGAAAATTCCAAAAATCACCCAACCTTTTCCAACTTGTTCTGCACCCATTCACAACTTATGCGCAACTTATGCACAACCTCTGCACAACCTCTGCACAACCTCTGCACAACCCTATTCTCAACCCTCACGCAATCTGTTCTTAAATCATTGAAAACAAACAGGAATTGGCCACTTATTTCTTCGGCTTTCATTCATTGCTTTTTCAAGCAAGAATGAAATTTGAGACATTCTTTCTGCTTTTGACAAGCAGAAGATAGTGCCCAGAGTTGGCTACCATTCCTTAAGAAAGAATTGATTTTTATGACTCGAACAAAGGAAATGGTTTTCCAAGATTTTGCCAGCTTGCAGAAGATATTCCGCCCAATTGCGAACAATTCTGCAAGCTGGCAAAGGATGTGGAGATTCTTTTGTCCTTAAAACGATATATATTGTATCTGGGAATTGATCAAGAAGAACATAAGGCTGGATGAATGAAAATAAAAATGAAGAAGCTGCTTCGTCCAAAACGAAGCAGGCTGAATGAAGTTTCACAAACTGCTTTGGACATCCATAAGAGTTTCAAGACTGTAACAGATTCGGACAATTTTAAATATGGAATGAAAAGCATTTCAAAACTGCTTCCAAGCAATAGAAGACTTTTCAAATTGGAAGGAGATGTTTTAAATCCCAAAGTCAAAAAAGCTTTCAAAAGGATTAGAAACAAATTGGAAGAAATTGGAGCTGATGAGAACAAAACTTTTGAAACGGGGATTGTCGAATGGCTAGAAGAACCAAATGAATATGCAATGAGAAAAAGCAATGGGAGAGCGAAAGCAAAAATAAAAAAGATAAGTTTGAACAGGTTTTTTAGAAAGTTCAAACTGGACAAGGATGGTTGGTTTAAACGTTTCATGGATAGCAAAGCTTATCAAACTTGGAAGACAAACCGTGATGGAAGTGGATATCTTTTAATGACCAGACATCCGATCGACATCATGAAAATGTCAGACCATGTTGTAACAAACTGTCACACGGAAGGACAAGCTTTCTTCCATTGTGCAATTTCAGAAGCAGTTGGAAGCAATGGATTCATGGTCTACAATATCTCAGACGAGGATGCACAGTGGATTCAAGAAAACTTTAACAATGAATCTTTTGCGAATGATGAGATTCTTTATGACAAAAAACGTGGTTTTAACGGGATCAAAACCCAGGGGATGACAAGAGTCAGAAGACTTGCTTCAAAAGATTTTAAACACAATGTTTACACATGGTCAAAGTTTTATAGTGATGACCATAATTTGCGCTCATTAACAGAAAGAGAATTGACAAAGTTTCTAATAACCAATCAACAAGAGGGACTTGAATGGTTGAAAACTGCTGACAAAAATGAGATCAAACTTGTTGGTGGAGCTTATGAAGACCTTTCATTGCACGATCTTGTTCAAAATGTTGGAATCGAAAACGATTTTGGAGGGATTGAAAATCGTTTCACGTTCGGAACTCCAGATTTGGACCAAAAAGATGTCCGAAAAGAAGTTGAAAAACGTGGCGAATTGCTCATTGACGCAATCAAAGAACTCAATTTTGAAAAAGTGAAAGAACTTGTTGAAGACGGTGCTGATATCAATTTCAACAGCAATCAACCATTGGGAGCAGCAATCGAAAGCAGACAATTGAAGATTGCAGATCTTCTTTTGAATCATGGTGCTAACATTGAAGATTCGGAGAGTCTAACATATGCTATGCGAAAAAAATATCATGAAGGTGTTGATTTTCTTTTACAACAACCAACTCTCTCTGATGAGTTCGGATTGCAATTGGCAAATGCTGTGGGATATAAAAATGAAAAAGTTATCAATCATCTCCTATCCAATAATCTAAGCAAAGATCCTGGAGGAACAGCTTTGAGACTTGCTGTAAAATATGAAAATGAAAAAGTTATCAATCATCTTTTGTCCAATAATCTGAGCAAAGATCCCGAAGGAAGAGCCTTAAAAAATGCCGTGATAGAAGAAAATGAAAAAGTTATTAATCATCTTCTATCCAATAATCTGAGCAAAGATCCTGAAGGAAGAGCTTTGGAAAATGCCATGGAATATGAAAATGAAAAAGTTATCAATCATCTTTTGTCCAATAATCTGAGCAAAGATCCTGAAGGAAAAATTTTGGCAATTGCTGTGGAAGAAGAAAATGAGGAAGTTATCAATCATCTTTTGTCCAATAATCTAAGCAAAGATCCTAGAGGAATAGTATTGAAAAATGCTGTGGAATATGACAATGAGGAAGTCATCAATTTCTTATTCAAAGATGAAAAAACATCTTACAATAAAAATGCCATTCTATCAGCAATCATGTTTCAACATTCTTACCCAATCAATAAATTGTTGGCATACTTCTCGAACAAATCCCCAAAATTTGAAAATGATGCGTTGATTTTCCTCATAACAGCAATTAATTATGGAGATAAAGAAGCTTTTGAATTTTTGTTCAATACTGAAAGAGCTGGCGATTCAAGAGTCATAAGAGCAATTCTTGATGACGAGGCAGATGATTTTCCATTTATCAAAGTCCTGAAAAATTTTGATCAGCACGAAGGTTGGGAACATTATTTGAGATTGTTGATGTTGCAGAACAGCAAGAAAATCCCTCTTGCTTTCAAATATCTCCCAGAAAATGAAATGGATCATTTGCTTTATTGGGCACTTACTTACAAAAATCAGACCGCACTCGATTTCTTCCAAAAAGGTGGTTATAAAAAGATAACAAAAATTAGTTATCATTTTGTCGATATTATTCTACAAAAACTATTGGAAAACCACCTTTTTGATCTGGCAGAAAAACTTGAAAAATATTATCGACAAAAAAATATTTCATTTGATTATTTAACAAATCTTTATATCGATGATATAGAAATTCTTCAATTTCTTGCACAAAAAGGTTGGCTCAGGCCCAAGGAAAGAACAATGCGGAAAGCATTGAAAAAAGGAAATCCAGAAATTGTCGCACTGCTTCTCAAAAATGGAGAACTTGATTGGCAATCCCAAGGACAAGCGAGAAAGTTTCTGAAACAAAATGGAATGTTGAATGAAAGCCGAATCAGAATCAGAATTCTTCATTCTTTTGCACGGTAATCCGTGCAAAAAAGTTGGCAATTGTTCGCAAAGATGATGCAATGATGATGATGGCGAACATTTGGCCCAAACGTTTTGAAGCCAGGCAAAAGCCTGGCTCAAAAGAATGAAGCAAAATTGTTGGATTCATTGCCAATTTATTGAAAAAGACTCGAACAATGATAAACTTTTCAAATAATCTGCCTTATCGTAAATTATTGATTGATAATCAATTGTTTCAAGCAAAGTTGGATTGTGGAACTTCAATTTAAATGTCATCACCCAGTGCTCGAAAAGAATGTTGGCGTGTTCGTAATTTATTCCCATTTCTTTTGTGAAACGCATCAATGCCTCTTTAAAAGACCGAAGGAATGAATATCCCCCCATCCATTTTGTATCTTATTGCCACTTGCCTGAAAAACGTAGGACAACAAATGGTAAATACATTTCGTCTTCAGAAGTTTTAGGCAATAAATCAATTGAATATCTTTGAACAATAGTTTTATGTTCGGAATTGCGGGAAATAGAACCTGTTACAAATATTTCCCATGACCACTTCCATATCGAGTTTTTTAATTTATTACGATATTCCATTAGTGTTCCATTATATTACTTTTTTTAAAGCACTAAATGCCACGAAATTTCATTGCCAACCTCTGTTAAAATTATGTTTTTCCCTCTTAAATGCTGGTTTCACCCCTATAACATATGGGAGCGAATCAAAATATTTAAGTCCGAAATAGAGTCCACTTCGGAATGCGAAAGCAACAACCAAACTGTCAAAAAAAGTTGTGCTCAATTTTGCAGAATCTTTTTCAGTTTCTCTGAATTTCATTTTGCATCTCACATAAATTCTTTCACAAATGGTGTTGGCCTCACAACATAATCTAGAATGATATGATCAACATTCTTTAGAATTGGTCTCACTTCAATGAAGGTTCCCAATGAGCAACATAAATCGTCACAATATGGAGAAATTGTATATATCAAAAAATTATCGTAACAGGAAAAATTGATTTCATCAAATTTAGAAACAAATTTCATGTTTCCTCCTTCGTCGGCATGAATCATTGCCAATCTTTTGAAAAGAGAGTTTTTCTTGAAAACATTTGTTCAATATTCAAATAGTCAACCGTTTTTAAGACTGGGTTGATACTAATCCCAGATCCTAGTAATCTGTAAAATTTAACATTGTATGTGAAAATTGCATATGTCACTATTTGTGCAAGCAAAAATGGCTTCTTATTAGCAAATTTTTGACGAAATTTCATTGCCAACTTTTTTCAAATCTCAAGGCGCGGAAAGGTTTTGCCCCAGAGGTTTCAGGATATGGTTCTGGAAGAATATCAACCTGATTGTACATGAACCCCAAATCATAACAATAATGACCGAAAACAAAAGGCAGTTTGATTCCAAATGTTAAGAAAGAATTCAGCATTGGATTTGGAATTTGAAGAGGCAAAATGTCACGAAATTTCATTGTATTCCCTAAAGTGTGTTAACTTAAGAAGAAAAAGGCAGAGACTAGAGAATTTTTGCAATGATTATTTCCCTTTTGTTACACCATATGGTCATGGTGCGGACTTGTCTTTTCTTGCCTCTAATCTCTACTTCCCCCCTAACAGCATCTCCCACTATTAAATAGGGTTCTTCTAATTGTCTTGGAGTGTGTAAAAACTGCTCTCCTCCCCGGTCCTCTAGGACTGGAAAGGATAACCCCAACCACCAGCCGGATTCTTCCGTGTTCGGATAGTTTTGAAAAGAGTGGTATCCATAATATCCCCTTAAATCTCCCCTCAGTTCATATTCTTTCATTTTGTCCTCATCACATCCAATTTTTGCCAAAAAAGAATTCTCGTTGATTGAATAATGGGTAGCTTTCATTGAAAGCCCAAAGGTGATCAATAACTCTTCTATAGCAAAGCAAGCCCCTGTTCTCTTCTTTAATATGGTATTCATGAAACATAATTGCAAAAGGAACAAATAGAAAAGGGGTTGTTTTCAGTTGTGCTTCATTTTCAACCTCTTTTCTAAATTTCATTGCCGATCTCTTGAAAAAGCAAATATCTGTTCAATAAATTCTCCATAACAATTTAACCCATATTGATAATCAATATCAGAAAAGCTCCATGCTGCCACTCTTGTTTTGTCATAAGAAATTGGTATGATTGTGTGGAATAATGTTGTCGAATAAAGGCTAAAATTGCCTTTCAACTCTTTTCTGAATTTCATTGCCATTCTCTTTTAAAGCCAGGATACGTTCCACTTTTAAAGCCTGATTTAAAATGAATTTTTTGATAATCCATTGTAATACCAAAAGTAGGTCCAATTAGAAAATCGTATTTGCTAAAAGAAAGAGAGTAACTTTCAAATACGATTGAACGAACTTCTTGAATATATTTACCCATTTCTTTTCTAAATTTCACAACGCATCCAATTTTTTGAAAATTCATTGCCAACTTCGTACAAAATTTTGTTTGTAGCTATAAACAATCCTATGAGTAAGATGTTCCCATGCTTCGTATTCAACTAAATAATCAACATTTAAATAAGTTCGTTCGGGATTCTTTCTTAGAAATACTGGGCAAGTTGTTGAGAATATTTCCCAACCACAATTATAAGTTTCTGAAGTATTCTCTAAAAGATCTCTAAACATCATTGCCAATCCCTTTTCTTAACCTCATCTCTTTGAAACTTCATATATTCTCTTATTGCAAATTCTGATCAAATGGTAAGAGGTAAATATAGTATTCCAAATCGATGTCATACGTCATTAAGAAATCTATTTCTGCGTCATCAACATCAACATGAGCAGGCCCAAGAACATCACTAAAATCTATTGTGTAATGCCAGAATCTTCCATCTTGCCTGCTAATATGGTATTGTATTATTTTAAAAATGTTCTTAAATTTCATGGCCCATTCCGCTGTCCAATAGATCATGATTTTCTATTGCCAATTTTTTGAAGAAGTTGAGGTAATTCTATATTTGCCTGCATTTGCGTGAGAGGTTACAAAATCGATATCTTTAAGGACAGTTCCCAAATGACTTTCGCCATAATGTATAATGATGTGAAAGAGTATAGCATATTTGTTGCCCAATTTTTTATATTTTGTTGTTGTTATATCTTGACGGAACTTCATTGAGCCTCATGAGAAAAATTACTTCTTCTTACTCCATAACCAAATTCAATACGTTTTAGATAATCCAGTGTCTTATGAAATGTGACTTTTATTTCCATTCTATTGGGCGCAATGTGAGGTACTGTTATAATAATTCTTGTTTCAAATTCAATGAAACAATATGTTCTTACCATCTCAAAAGATTTTCTAAACTTCATTGCCAAGATCTGTCAATTGGAAAGAGATACATAAAATATTCCGAATCAGTATCATATGTCATAACACAATCGATTTCAATATCATCAACATCAACATGAGCTGGCTCAGCAGTATTAACGGGATCGATTGTATAATGCCAAAATCTTCCATATTGTTTGTTGACTCGGTATTGTATCATTTTAAAAATGTTTCTATATCTCATGATCTTCCATTTTATTGCCAAGATCTTGTGAATTCGTTTGGCCAAACATTTCTTTCATTAAGAAAGATCTCTGGTAGGTGATCGATTGAAAACATGTTAGAGGTCGCAAAGAAGAATGAACAATCTTCATTTTCAATCAACACAACATTAGCAAAACTCATCTTATATATCCCTAATGCTTTTTCCATGAATTCTTCATTATCTTTTCTAAACTTCATTTTCAATAAATGTGCAATGTTCCCCAATGTATGGCCAAAGAAATTCGCCAATCTCTTTTGTTTGAGGATAGAATTTGTAAACTCTTTTGTCAACCACATAATGAGTGACATAATGTGCCAAACGAAGTTCTCTTGCCAATTCTCTTGAAACTTCAATCTTCTGTCTTTTTCTGACCATGCTCCAAAAATGGCGAATTTCTTTTGGCAATTGAGAAATGGGGCAATCTTTTTTGTAATATTGCAGATTCTTTTTAACATTCATGGTCTGCCTCTTGAAAAAGTTTGATAACTTGTTGAACATTTTCTTCAGTCAAACCAGTTTCCACATTTGTTTGAACAAATCTCGGATGTTCCATGATATATTCATCATCCAAAATGACAAATGAATACTCATCATCAATTTTTTGCAACCAAGAGAAAATTTCCTCTTCTCTCCCTTCATGTCGTAAAAAAGGAGTTTTGGAATATACTTTTCCAACAAATCCGTTTCTCATCAATATTGAATCCAAATAAGAAACGGATTTATAAATTCTCCACGCCGACGAGATGACAATTTCAAGATTTTCAATGTTTGTTACAATTTTGTTAAGGAATCCTACGCATAACGGATCTAAATCATAATCTTCCGATAATTCTTCGGAATAAACTCCATTCAACATGGGATCAAATCTTCTCCTGGTTTTAAACCAATGAATAGAATTCAAAACTCCATCAAAATCTAAAAATAAAAATCTTCTCATTGCCAAGCTCCTGAAAAATATCGTTTTGAAATATTTTCTCCAAAGAAATTTGTTGGAATGTCACCGAAATTTACCAAAACTTGATGATCAGTCCAGAATCCATGAGTGAATTCACAAGTTTTAAAAGAATATGGATGTTCGAATATTCTATGTTGAATGATGGTTGGATCATATGGCCTATAAGCATAAACATTTTGAGACAAATTCCTGAAAATCATTGCCATTCTCTTGAATGTTTGTAGCAGAAATTGTTTAAATTTGAGAGTTTTGTTCCATTGAACTTAACAAATTCAAGTTCATCAACATATCCCCAGCCAAATGAAACAAGCATTTTTGATTTTCCTGTTGTGCTTCTCCACTCATATTTTTTAACAACCATCGCTTCAAACATGCTGTCTTTAACGAATCTTTCAGATGTGTTTTTAAACTGGCTTCTTGATTTCATGGTCCGCCTTCTTTCCAACAATCATTGCCAATTTCTGTCGCCAATTTTGTCTAAAAACAATCCAACCTTTCTTTCAAGAGTCCACCATTGTTGAAAATTAATGAATGAATTTGCTGGTCCATCTTGATAAATTTGAGCACTTATAAATAAGTAATCTTTTTTTAAAGATTTTTCGTGTAAGCAATATTTGTTTCTAAACTTCATTGGAAAACCTCCCATTCATAACGCCATAAATCTGCCAAATTCATTTTTTCTATCTCTTCACCTTTTTGCGTATAAAAATTTATCAAATCAATTTCCCACATTCCTGAAAATATGGAGAATTTTATTTTGCTGTTAGCAAGAACTCTTGTGACAAAAATTAGCTCAAAAGGGCAAGAAACTCTGCTCATTGTTGTTCTAAATTTCACTGCCGCTTCCTTAAGAAGGGGCCTGTTTTGCCATAAAGAAGTTGGATATAATCCATCGTGCTTAATTCCACAAATATTATAAAATTTTTTCTCTCATTGGAGTTGGGCTTTGCACCACGAATAAGGGTTGCACTCAAAACTTCAAATTGAGCTTGATGATTAAAAGAGAAATAATGTCGATTGATCAAGTTATCAATCTTTTCCGACTCTTTTCTAAAACGCATCATTGCCACTCTCTTGAACAATAAATTTTTCCTTCTTTAACTGCCCTGTAAAATGTTGAATAATAGTTTACAATATCTGGCTGGAAATCAATAAAATCAAATGGTTTTTCGCCATGCACGATTGTGCTTTTGAAATGCTCACCAATGCTCCCAGGATATTCAGTTGTCTGAATTCTATAATTATTGAACTTGTTCCATTTTTTAAAATCTTTGGACCTCATTGCCAAGCCTTATCAAAAGAAAGTTGTTCAATAGCTCTCTTTCCCCAGTAAATCTCAGGTTGGTAATCAATTGCAATCCATTTTTTTGTCGGATCACTCAATTTGTTAACCAAAATTGCTTTGGTTGACGTTTCAAATTCTGCTGATGAAATTAGAGGATTGCTTGTCAAAGAAACATATCTTCGGTATCTCACTGTTCTGTTTCTGGCATCACCAAGTCTTTCAAGTTCCCCCTCAAGTTTCTGATCTTAATGTACTCATTGATTGCAATCAACAATCGCGCATTGAATCCAGGGATTTTTAACAAAATCTGATATGCTTCCTCTCTCTTTTCCAGCGGGATCTTTGAGATGGAATCAAGATACAAAGCGGTTGATTGAATGTCCAACATTTTTTTTCCTAGATTTAGACAAAAGAAAAGGCACCGAAGGTGCCTTGAAGTTCTGCAAATTGTTTTGTTTAGCTCAAACCGTCGCAAACCCCTTCGCCTGCAAAGATTTAGCCTTCGCTCTTGAAATTCCCTTCACAAAGCGTAGATCTTCGACCTTCACAAAATTCCCCTTCATTCTTTCGTTGACAATCTTTTTTGCCAAACCTTCTTTGATTCCGGGAAGTTTTGCAAGCACTTCTGAACTCGCCTTGTTGATATTGATCGGGAAAGTTATTGCAATCTCCTCTTTTTTTGTTGCGACTTCTCGAACAATATAAGCATTTTCCATCTTTTTGCCCCATGGTGTCATACCTTTAACAAAAGGCATAACATGTTGAATTTTATTCATAACAAGGGACAAAGTTTTGGAAAAAGAATTCTGGGAATTCATAGCGTATCTAAAAGCCTGTTTTGCTTCGCCAAGATCAACAAAACCAGCGGCTATTGCTCGATTGATTGCCAAAAATTCTAGCATTTGGCTTGTGTATGGATAATCCATTTTTTGAAACTTGGAAAGATCCTCTTTTTTCCCAAGTTCAATCGTCAAAGCAAAATCACGGACTTTCTTTGCTTTTTCCTGAGCAAGGTAACCCTCATATGCTCTGATAACCAGAGCTAAAGTTTTATCTTGTTCTTTTTTTGGAAAGTCGAGAAATTCTGTTCCTATCTCGTTCAAAATGAATTGCATTGCAATCTTGTGGAATTTGTGATCTTTCCAAGTTTTTAACCCTTCATTCCTTGGTTTGCGATATTGAACACCTTTTTCAAAGAACTCAGGCAAGGTTTTTTTAATTCTTTTGGAAAAGGCATATTGCACATTCCCTTGCAAAAAGGATAGGAATTCGACATGAACATCTTTTTTGATTCCTTGGGAAACATCGATCAAAATTTCAACGATATTCCCAAACTTTTGAATCTTGGCAAACATTTTTTTGCCATTTTCTGTCAAACGAACGTCAAAGACTGACATTGTTTCTAGAGTAAAATTCATATTCCTTTTCTGGTACACCATTTTTCCGGTGAATTGTCCAAAAAAAAGAACACCGTTTGAATGATATTTTTCAAACGGTTTTGAAACTTTGTCAATTTTGACGCATTCATAAATGTTGGAAGCGTCAAGATCAATGTCCCCAACAATTTCTGAATTCTGAATCCTGCAATCTTTGTGTTCGAAGATTGCAGCTTTCAGAACGGACGAAACAATGTCCATTCCTTCGACATTATTATCAATGAAATTGGCCAAAATCTCACATCTTTCAAAGCTCGCTTGCTTCATTTGATTACGCTCAAATTCGCAATCTTGGAATGAACAATTGCGAAAAATTGCGAAAGTTAGATCGCAATTTTTGAACGAAACATCTTTGAATGAACATTCATCAAAAATTGAATGTCCCATTTGTGAATTGACGAATTCGCAATCTTTGAACGAACTTTCTTGAAACGACGTTGATTCAAAAAAGTAATTGTCAAACTCCTCTTTTAAGACTTCTTTTTTCTCGAAGTCTGAAAAAGAATTAAAAAAAGAATCGGAAAGCTTTGTGGCGCTCATTTGTTAACCTTGTGGTGTTGATTTGTGCACGCGTCGCTTGCTTGCAACGCCCCACATTCAGAGTAGCAGACACCGCGTGCGGCGTCAACGACGCGGCGCAAACGCGTGCGATTCCTCACACTTTATTCTCTCACAAACACCCGTGTTTTGTCAATGCGCGCGCAATTTGCGCTATTTCAATTCCGAAACTTTTTCAAATTCTCATAAAAAAAGCCACGCTTTCGCGTGGCTGGTTCATCAAAGTTCTGACAATTTTGCTTCAATCTCTTCGATTGAAAGATTGCGAAGGTTCTCATTCATCTTTTCCTCTTTAATTCTCAAAAGAGTCTGACGAACTTCAGCAATCTTTTTCTCATTTCTCTTTGCCTTTTGCTCCTCTTGTTTGGTTCGCAAGATGTGCAAAACAATGTCGAATTTCAATTGAAGAATCTCATCCTTCTTTGTCGAAACTTTGAGAAAGTCCTCCTCCTCGGATTCCTTTAACTGTTTGTTCAATCCCTTTGCAATTGCATTGAGCTTTGACAAACTCATATCCCAAAGATCTTCGACAGTAACAGAACCAACTGTCGAAGCGAAACGGATTTTTTGTCTTGATGCTTGTTCAAACATTTGAACTCCTTTAGAAATTGATTTTCATAACTCTGACAGTCTTTCCTGTCACACGAACTGTTAACGAATTGCGAACCGTTGACGAAAAACCGACACCGGATAATTGTCGTGGTTCATCTCGAATCTTGATGCTGCCTCCCAACGCTTCAAACACCTTTCGATGCTTGTTAAAATCTTCTTTCAAAAATTCATTGTAAATCCCCCTTGGAACACCATCGTTGATGCAACCTGATAAGAAAAAGAATGTGTGTTTGTTCCCAACAGTTTTTTCATCCCAAAAATTTGGTGAATACATGATCGAAGAAACTGGGCTGAATTCGTTTGTTTGAACTCCCCATATTTCTTTTGAAGTTCGTGAATGTTGCAAGGATGAGACAACTTTGAATTTTCCATCTTTCAAAAAAATTTTTGCGACATCCACTCTGGCACCATGACGCACATCATGTGGATAATCGAAGTTCAAAACTTCTCCACCCATTTCAATTTCCGCACGGAATCCACTTGTTCCACCACGGTGTGTGTAATTGCGGACAAAGAATATGTAAACCCCCTCTTGCATTTTGTTTAAATCTGGCCAAGTGATATTTTCAACCGCCACTCCCTTCGGATTGATGATATCAATATCCAGTTCCCCACCAGTCTTCACATTCCTTTTGTTGTCAAAAAAGATTTCTCCCCCTTCCGGCTCAAAACAATGTGCATCAAAGTCATTCAGGTTGTCTCCATTTTCATTCCACTGGATTGAAAAACGGAGAACTCCTGTCACACTCCCCCCAGCTTTTGAAACATTTCTTTTGATACTGGAGTCTGTCAAGTTCCCGTTATAACTCCATGAAAAACGATTGTCCCATTTAAACAAAGTCTTGGAATCTGGAACGGATGGGGCTAGCAAACTTACAAAATTATTGTTCAAGGAATTTTCGATCAATGCTTCCACCTTGGTAGAACCAGGCAAAACATTTTTCAAAAAATCTTCAATCCCAATTTCCTGAACTTTCCCAAACTTTTTGGGATTGCTCACCGCTTTCGTTTCAAGCTCTGAAAAAATGTCAGATTCTTGCGCCAAACGTTGATCACGGTCAACAAATAGAACATTGTTGACAGAGATATCATCAAGAGTTGCGAATCTTCTTTTCAAAGCCGAAAGCAGTCCAGCATCGGAAAGAGCTTGCTTGGCATCAGAAAGCATCTTCTTGGTGAAGATTGCTTTCGGTCTTTTGTAATTTGCTGGAGCAACAATTGCTTCGTACTTCCGAACTGCCGTATCCAAATCCATTCCAGCAGAAATGTTTTGCAGAAGAGTGCCGATTGAAGAATTACGCAAAAATGTGACCGTGCTCTTAAGATTCAACCACAACCATCTTTCGCGCATTTTGGGAGCCAATTTCTCCCACTTCTTCTTTGCCTTAACAAAATTCAGAAGCGCGTTCTTGTGTTCGGCACCACGGTACAAACTTCCTTGCTGAATCAATTCAAGAACAACTTCGGCAGAATCAAGAGTTAAATCCTCCAATGCCCTTTGCAAAGTCCCTTTTTGCGAGACAAGATTGCCCACAAGTCTTGGGACATTTTTCTTCTGCTGAATAGAAACCGCACTTCCATAGAAGTGGTAGAACCTTTCAATGGTTCCATCCTCTCTTTCTTTGCGATTGAGTTGGTTCCCAAATTTTCTTTCGGTGAAGAAGAAAGGTTTGGAGATTGCAGCATTTTTAACAAATTTTGCCAACTCTTTTACAACAGTGTGATAAGGTTCAGGGATTTTCCCCAAGCCATCCCAAATTGTTGTTAATTTCTTTCCATCGTTTTCAAGCAAAACGATTCGTCCATATTGACGAATGAAACTTTTGCACGTGCTGCAATCATGTTCGGCACGAACAATGAAAATTTCATTGGTTCCTGCCGGGAAAGAAGAGAGGTACTTCTCCCAAATTTCTTCTTTGGTCAAAGAAACTTGAAAGACCTGGTTGGACTTTTTGCTAAAGGAAGAGATTTTCTTGGCAACTGCATCTGCAAATTTGTGAAACATTTGATCCCCTTTTCGAATTGGTTGGATGTTTGATGAGTGCTCTTATGATTTTTTATCCTCTTCGACGATCCCGCATCCTCCACATTTTTCGCAATCTTCTTCAATATTGCAATCGCAGAATTTATGTTTGCAACCTTTTTCGCATTTCCTTTTCAAATCCTGGAATTCAATTTCTAAAATGATTCTCTTTTTGCACATTTTTTTCCTTTTGCTGATTCCTGTCTTATTGATGAACCCTGTCAAATTGTCTAAATGGATACCAAAATTTCTTTGACGAACCATCAAAATCAGTGTTCCATTCATATTGATAATCTATTGTGTTATCTTTAAAAATCATTTTTCTTCCCAAAGAAGTGTGAAACTTAATATGGCGGCACGTGAATAACGAAATGTGACTTGTCGCTGAATGATATATGTTTCTGAATTTCATTGCCAACTCCTTAAAAATTTATGAAATTCAGGATATAGCGAAGATGATTTGGTTTTGTCATATTTTTCAAATGTTAATAAATCAATTCTTACATTAATATTCGAATTTATTTCAAACATGTGAAGACATGTCCAACATTCGATAACCAATGTAAAAAAAGAGCATCTCCACATATCGTTTACAAGATCTTCAGTTATTTCAAACTTGTTGCGGAACCTCACTGCCAATCTCTTGAAAAATTTGGTAAAAATGACGAAATTTTCCTGATTCTATTCCCCACTTTGAAAACTTCAAATTGGTTATCAACCAGTTTCAAATGAAAGCTGTAAGTGCAACGTTTGTCACTTCGCAAAACATATGTTACAAAAAGATCACCAATCCCGCGTAACGCTTGTTCTTGAATATAAAAAGAAGTAATTTTATACTTCATCAGAACATCTCGCAAAGATCTTGAAAGCGGCAAAAATCACATCTCTTCCCAACTTTTCTCGAAACTTTTTTAGTCTTCAAAGTTAGAACAAAATTCTTCAAAGGTTCCATAACATTCTCCATATAAGAAGAATTCGACGGAACTTCTGTAAATTTATGATCCATTGTTGAGACACGAAATTCACAAAAATATGTTTTGAACCTATCAAGAGGGAGCTTCAAATCTTTTGCCAGAAAATATTTATACAGCAACAATTGACGGGGATCGTGTTCCACCTCTCTATAAGAAGTTTTCCACTCAATGATTCCGAACTTTTTGGAATCATTATCATATGTGACTAAATCAATTGCCCCCTTGAATTTACGAAGATTTGGCGAAATATCAGGAATCATGTCGTACAATTCAAGTTCCGTTGCGACAATTAAATTTTGTGTTAGAATAAAGTGGCCATAATTCAAGAACTTTTGCCCAGCCTTTATGAATATTTCTTTCAATTCTGTGTAATTCTTTTTCCCAGAAAGAGAACTAAGCAATCTTTTTGTGGCATAATCTTCGCGCACACTTGCTTTGCGAAGCTCCCTTAGAAAATCGAATTTAAATTCTTTTTGATAAAAAGCAATATTTAAATTTCTTTGATTTAAAAGATTTAGCATTCTTTGCTTAACAGCAATCTTTTTCAAATATTCATGAACCATTGTTCCAAATATTCCAGAAAAAGTTTGGAACTTTTCTCCCATTGGTGTTTCAGGATTGATAAAAGACATATAATGTCTGAATTGACAATCCTGAAACACTTTGAATTCAGTGTAAGAAACCGTTTCTCTATTTCTATAAGGAAAATCTTTCAAATCTATTTCGAATAACATCAACCTTTCCTTCTGCGGAATATTTCACCATTCTTTTCCAAGAATAAAATCAGCCACTTTTTGCGCCTTTTGCGCAGCCTGCACCACAATTTTTGGATCTTTTTTAAGAACCTTTAGCCATGATGCAATGTAAGAAGCTGAATTGTCAAAATTAGTTTCAATCCCGACTTTGGCACAAATAAAAGACGAGCTGAATTCAGCAATCAACTCTTCTTTTGAATAATCTTCTGAGCCAAATGAAAGAGAAGAATCCTCAAAACCCCTGTCCAACCTTTCTTTGTGTCCAGTTGAATGTGCAAGTTCGTGAAACAAGGTCGAGTAATAATCATCTGAAGAATTGAAATCTGAGATGTTTGGGATTGAGACAACATCCCTCTTCGGAGAATAACTTGGTTTTCCAAATCTAAATGAAGGTTGTGGCAAAGGATAGTTCTCCACCACCTTTTCACAAGAAAGATTCTTTTCCTCCTCCACTGGTTTTTCAATCCCTTCTGTTTGGTCTAAATTGAAAACTGTGTACTGACGAATGATTGCGAATTTTGCGAATTCATCATCCTCACCCTTTTCAACCAGTTTCCAAAAGACAATCCTTGTCCCTTTTTCACCTTTTCTGATGCTTCCGCCAAGGCTCTTGGCCTGTTTGAAAGTCATCCAATAAGGAGTGCCAAAATCAGTGTTCATGAGGATCAAAAGATTAATCCCTCGGTATTCCTTGTCCGTTGACAAATTCTTTGGCAAAGAAGATTGCCAATTCTTTTTCCAAGGGACTGTCCCACTTTTCAGGGAAGAGATCATTTTGTTTGTAATCTCAGAATAAATATCTTTTCGAGATTTGGCCATTTTAACCCTCACTGATTGTTAAAAAAGTTTTTGGGGAACTTGCCGCAAATTATCTTGCGACATAAATTCTCCATTCTTTAGGAAGCGATCTGGCAACTTCCTTTCTGGCATCTGAAGCAGTTCTGAATTCGTACTGGCTCAAACCGGAAAAGATCAAATTTGGTCTAATGACCCACTTGTCTTTCCCCTCCTTCAGAACTTTCGCTAGCTCCAATTCCCCAATTTTTAGAGAATAAACACCAGATCTGACATAAACCCAGCCAAATTCTGTCATGATTTTTTCCAATTTGGCTGGACGATATTGGTAACTCATAATTTCTCTCCGAATATTAATCTAAAACTTTATCTATTGCAAGCACATCCACTAGGCTTGTGGCATGTTCTAGACGATTTTTCTTTCGATACCCTTATAACCCCTCCCAGCATTCACCGAACGCTGGGTTTTTTTGAAGTGGTTGATTATTCTTCAACCACTTCAAAAAGTTCTTCCAAGGGTTTTGTCCATTCAAAGCCTGCTGCATATTTATGTCCGCCTCCCCCATATTCTTTTGCAACAAGCCCGACATCATGCGCTCCAACAGAACGCATTGAAACAATGGTTTTTTCACCATTGAAGATGAACATCAAGCCTTTCCCCAATTCTTCTTTTTGAGCCAATTGATTGCCCAATTTGGACAACCATGGCGTAAACCCGTTAAAAGCCCAGAAGATATCCCCTGTTTGTTTTAGCCGGATTTTGTAACTTTTGCGAACATCGTTCGCAATTTGTTTGTCAATCCAGTTGGCCACTGCTTGCCCTTTGGCCAAAGCAGTTTCAAATCCTTCCCCAATGATTTCTTCAAAAATGGGGAAGTTTTCTGCCTCAAGATCGAACTCGATTGCGAATTTAAACGCATCAGTTTCAGGAAGTTCATTTCGCCAAAGATCGGCGTCCTGAACCAGCTCGAAAGCATATGGCAATTCTTCATTTGGGAAAAACCATTCCCAAGCGAGAACCGCACCAGACTTTGACTGATCTAAAAAAATGTTCGGATGCCCGTCCGGGAATTCAAAAGAAACGGATCTGTGATGATCCACAATTTGAATTGCCTCAGTTTCTTCAACGAGACGCTTCATCGCGTCTCGTTTGAATGAAAAATCAACAACCAGAACGTTCTTTCCAGCCAAATCTGGAATTGGTTCCCCATATTGAATGGAAATATATTGGGCAGAATTGCCCAATACTTTCCAAGCTGCAAAAGCAGCGGCGAAACCATCAAGGTCACGGTGATAAATAACTGTGTTGTAATTGTAACTCATTTCTTCTCCTTTGGTGGTACAAAAAAATTTTGCTGTCTTTTTCTGCTTTTTCAAGCATCAACGGAATTCTTTTCCTCTCTCGTGCGAAGACCCATTTTTTGAAGAATCAATCGTGGCCGGGGATGATCAGAACATGAGATTCTTCAATACTGCGAAATTCGTCTTTTGAAAGAAAACAAATATCGCACACATTCTGCTCTTGATGAATCTCAAGACCTTCCCAAATTGAAACAGAAACATTCCCATGCTCTGTTTCAATTTCAACCAACTTTTTGATAAGATCTTGAATTTTCATCTTCTCCCCTTGCGGCGTGTCTCCCATGAACCAAGCATGGAGTGTGCACGCCTGTTTTGTCAAGCTGCGCGTGAATTTGCGCTGTTTCAGAATCAATGAGAGAAAGCAGGGAATTCGAGGATAAAATTGGCCGACTCTCTCTCTGAGTTGCTCCATTTAAACGAATCAAGAAAAATTTGTTCCTCACGTTCTATCAAACTTTGAAGATTCGGAATGGTGAAGCCTGCTCCGGTCAGAATTGAAAGAATTTCCAGATTCTCTTTTTGGAAAACATATTCGAGGAATGAATCGCTCAACTTGAATTCAATTCCTTGTGCCAAAAAAAGTTTAACGATTCTTGTGTGTCCCTTTAAAACAGCCGATTTTAAAGCTTCATTGCCACCAGATTTTGGATTAGCGCCATGGTTCAACAGAAGTTCGACAATTTCGAGATGTCCCAATGAAGCAGCTTGTGTTAATCCATAATCCAAATTGCTAAAAACAACTCCATTTTCCAAAAGAAGCTCAAGAAGTTCGAAAGAATCACTTTCGACCATTCTTACGAACAAATGATCAAAGTTGTAATCTGAAATTGTTTGACTAATTTCTTCAGATTCCTTCAAAGCTTGAAAGAAGTTGTAGAAAACCCTTCCATATCTCATCGCTACTCTCCCGTTTTGTCAAAACGAATTGTCTTGAAGATTGGAAATCTTAGTGAGCCATCCGGTGTTTTGTTGTCATATCTAATTTCTGCGATTTTTCCTATCAACTCAGCTCTATCATCCCAGAACTCTTTTCTTTGATTGTCGTCAAAACCGCTTCCACAATTGACTTTGACTCCATCAACATCGACAACAATTGAACCGAGTATTCCCTTGAATCTTCCTTCACCTTCAAGAACTTCCAAGATTACAAAATCATCTTCTTTGACTGGCTTAAATTTTAGCCAATCGCTTGTCCTCGAATGCTTGTAAAAACTCTCAATCCTTTTGAAAACCGCTCCTTCATATCCTTGAGAAACAAAATTTTCAAAGGCATCCATCCCATTTGGATAAGCACCATCAAAATCGCTCCCCTTTTCTGAAATCAAAAATGATGGAACAAGTTCAATATTCTTTGAATCAACTTGGCTCAATTGTTCACGCAACCACCTTTTTCTGAATTTTATATCTTTCTCCCAAGTTTGGGGCCAAAGATCATATGGCATTCCGTCAAACGCATGAAAAATCAGCTTTGAAGATTCCCAATTCGATTCAGATTTGACCAATGAAACTGATGTTCTGAAATCTTTGTAAACAATTTCTCCATCTAGAACAATGTTGGAAACTTTTTGTCCTAAAATTTGTGCAACATGTTTCGCGCCAGGGAGCACTTTGCCATTCCTTGATTTAGCAATAGCATTTCCGTTTTGGTCAATCAAGATTATGCAACGAACTCCGTCCAATTTTGGTTCAGCAATCCATTCATCAGTTGCAAATTCTTTCCCCTTCCACTTTTTGCATAAACAAACAGAAAAATTTGTTTTTGGTTTTCCCCACACTTTCTCGTAAACTCTTTTGCCAATTCCTATTCTCAACTTTTTGTTCCAGATTCTTTTAATCCACTTTAATTGAAAATTTGTAGACCTTTCTGCAAGATTCGTCAACCTCGAACGCAACTCATCGGTCCCAAACAAATTCGCAATTGCGTTCCTCATTTCTTGTTCCAAACTTTCTTCTGCATCAAATTCTTCTGCATTTTTGCAGCAGGTTGCAGAAGGAAATTTGCATTTTAACCTGACATCTGTGCAAACAACTTCCAAAAAGAACTGCAATCTTTCATTGCTTCGGTGATTTTTGAGGAATTCGATTTGCGCATTGCCTTTCAAGCTCCCTGCTTCTTCCAAAATATTAAAAATCATTTTTTGCAATCTCCCTAAGCAAAAAATTGATTATAAATGTGTCATATTGATCCACAGCCATCTTCAAAAAATAATCATCATGTGCACGAGGGCTTAAACCATTTTCAATAAAGATTTGAACATAATCAAAAAAATCTTCGCCATCATATTCGAAAAAGAATTCTAAGTCCTCTTCCTCTAGGCTGGCTCCATTTTTGACAAGCAATTCAACAATGTCTGGATAACCTTCATGTACTGCGTTCAATAGGGCTTGCCGCATTGTTCCTTCCTGGACTGTTTCTCCGCTTTCAAAAAAGAATTTGAGGAAGTTGGGTGAAAATTTTGACGCCTCCAAAAATGGTTTATCAACATCAGAATGAATGAGTGCACCCTTATCCAAAAAAAACTTGATGGAGATGAGATTATCATCCCTTATCGCACGAGTTAAAAATTTCTGAAAATCATAAATGTTATCTATTTCTGGGAAAATTTTTAATAATTTTGTGATAATATCAACAAATCCATGAGAAATTGCGCGATTCATCGGTGGGAAAGGATCAAGATATTTGTGTTTGTTCGCTAACAGTTCGACAAAATATATCGAATTTTGGGCGACTGAAAATTCAAACAATCCGTTGACCTTTGTCTTCTTGCTATGAATTGGCGTTTTCTTAAAAATACCATAAAGATATTCAAAAAGCTCTCGATAATCTTTTGCAATACATGTTTTTAGCGCAGCGTTCAATGAGTTTGGATTTAAATCAGGGATCGGTATTTCTCTAATCGTATCCAATTCGTTTTTGCTAGCAAGTCTTACCAAAGAGTCAACATTATTTGCAGGCTCTTTAGTTTCGACTTCTGGAGGAACATCCCTCAAAATGTTTAAAACTTCTTGAGGAATGTTTTTCATGATTCCCTGAATTTCTTCTGGGGTTTCTTCTTCAAAAATCTCTTGAAGAGGTATAATAAAACTCATATATTTCCTCAATTTGTAGAATGGAAATTGGTAATATTTATCTCATTCACTCATCATAAACCTGAGTGGAATTTCTTTCAAATCTTGTTCCTTTTTCGAAGCCTCTTCGAGATAAAGATCTTCAATGATGCTTTCCGCTCCTTCAAGATGACTCCAAATTTTTATCTCCCAGCCATCATCATCAAATTCCTCAAATCCCCTTGAAAGTGGTAAAAATTCTCTGAGAAATCTGACATCATTCAATGTCAAATCTTTTTCCAAAAATGTTTTGACTCCATGCTTGTACCAGAACTTCCAGAACATTTTTGATTTTAGGGCAATATTGGTCAATTCTTCATTAGTCACAAACAATTCTTCTGGAATTTTATGATCTTTCAACCACAAATGGACAAAATAAATTGTAAGAATTGGTGTCACGAAACCATAATGCGAAGAATCATTAACAAATGTTATATAAAAGTTGTAAAAAGTTTCTTGAACTGTTGTGAAGTACTTTTTGTCATTTTCAAAAACCATTTCCCATCCGAGGATATTCCACACTCCTTTTTCCAAATTCGTTTTGGGACTTGGAAAATGCCATCGAATTTTGACAAAATTTAAAACAGGATCTTCAGCGCTTTTAGGCAACATATATTCTTTGATGAAACGTTCTGCTATCCACTTTTCAACTTCTAAAGTGCAATCATATACAATTCTCTCCTTTTCTTCCTTTTCGGACGCGAAAAGATACCCAAAAGGAATGAAAAGCCAATAGCCAAATTTGCTATATGGCACTTGAATCAAGTTTAAAAAGAAAAGTAGTATGCTTGCCAAAAGTATTGCACCAAAAAACGAAAATGGACTCATTCTCTTCTCCCAAAAACTTCTTTTGCAGATGGATAAAATGGCACTAAAATCATTGGCGAAAGGTTCTTGCAAAATGCAATGTTGATCAGAACGCCAAAGATGTACAAATTAATAAGCAACGATGTCATCAAATGTCTCCTCATCCTCTTCTTCGATCAATTCATCCTCTTCTTCGATCAATTCATCCTCTTCTTCGATCAATTCATCCTCTTCTTCGATCAATTCATCTTCATATTCATCCTCTTCTTCGATCAATTCATCCTCTTCTTCGATCAATTCATCCTCTTCTTCGATCAATTCATCCTCTTCTTCGATCAATTCATCTTCTTTTTTTTCTTCATAATTAAGAAGAAATTCCACCACCTCTTCAGCAACTTGATAAAATTCTGCTGAAACGAATTTTGCGGACATTAAGTGCATTTGATAAAATGCTAAATCACTTTTTGGCAAATGAATCATTCGCCTGAAATAAATCTCTTCCCAGAATTTCCAAAACAAACTTGCTTGAAGGGCAATCTCCAAAACTTCAGCAAATGTCCGCAATTTATTCACGGGAAGTTCACCATATTTTTCCCAATAAGCAGAAGCAAAGAAATATTGAAGAAAAATATCTCCATTGTGGAATTTGATTCCAAACATGTCTGTAAAGGCTTCAAACGAATCGACAATTGTTGCCCAATGATTTGTCGAAAATTTATAACATAATCCAACAAACATTGCCAATTCATTTTCTTCTTTGTTCATAGGAGGAGTGAATTTTATCTTAAACCCCCGATCAACAGCAACAGGAACCCATTGCGCATTTTTTTTGTGCATATAGCTGCGCATTTTTCTCCTATCACTCATAAACTCCTCAAAAAACTGCCTGCTCTCTTCTTTGGGCGCATTCAGTTCGAGGATAATATATTTCTTGGCAATTCTTTTTTCCTTAAAATTTCTCCAAATTTCTTTTGGGTATTTTAAAGATTCCCAAAAGATTTGCCACCCCTTGTCTTTTCTGGCCGAATTTGTTCGGTCATGATAGTCTTGATATAACTTCATGAAATAAAAAGGAACTGGCAAAAGGTATAAAAAAAGAATTGCCCACAACATTTTTTCACCTTTTGGTCAACAACCCTTCGCGAAAAAGTTTTTCTTGAAGGGTTGAAAACTCTTTGAAGCCCTCAATATCATCGGCTGAATGCTCAAGATATTTAAATCTTTGAAAATCCCTCGCCAATGAATTAGCAACGGTTTTTTGATACATTTCCATGTCAAAATCAGAAGCCAAGCTCAAGCGAGGTTCAATTTTGAATGGTTTAACTCCAGAATCGGTGACAATTAACAATTCCTCCTTCCTCATTTGAGCCATAAGAAAACGAGAATCTGTCGAAATGATAACTCTCATTTCTGGATGTTCGTTTTTCAAGTGTTGAACAAAATCAATCAACTCGTCTGGCAAAAAATTATCGCCCAATTCTTCAATAAAAACCGTCAACTTCCCGTAACGACTTTCGTTTTCAATAGCTCGGAATAGCCACTTTTCATACGAAAATGGATTGTTCTCCTTCATTCGTCTCAAAATCTTGTCATGAAAATAACAATAGTTTTCAGCATCTTTGCTAAGAATTCTTAGACGACGAATTCTTTCAAAGCGATTTGCTCCAACCAAAACAATCCATCTCATTTTTATCCCATGTCCCAAGCTTCTTCATCATTAAGAAAGTCGGACATCAATGGTCCAAACATTTCTTCAAGCATCGGGATCAACTCACTTTCCCAGAAAATGCCGGGGGAATTCCCAGAAGTGAATGCCTCCCTCATCCCAACTTCCATTTCTGGGAATTCTGTTAACGTCATTCCCAAATGGCTTTGTCGCATGTAAACATTCAACTCTTCTTTCCACTGTTGGAATGTCATTTTTTCAACTCCTTCTGGTTATGATGATGATGGTGATGATAATCAGGAACAAGCAGGAACAATTCAGAATCCAAATCCCCATTAAATCAAATCTTTTTCAATAGAATCTTTCATCAAGAGTGCGCATTCTCTTGTCAACATTTTTCTCATTCTTCCATCCCAGATTTCTCTCTCTTCTTCGTCAAGATAATCTGAAATAACATCTTCGACGAACTCTTTCAAGACTTTGCCAAAATCCTTCATTGAATCGAATCCAACATGAGATACGACATTCCTCAAGCGATTCAACGTCACAAACTCCGCAACGGTTTGAAATTCGCGAAGAACACTTCCAGGGATCTCGTTTTGAGACTTGATCGTCGCCTCCTTTTTACATGCTCGTTCTGAAAATGTTTTGTTCTTTTTTTTCAAGATTGCCCTTCTATCTTTGGCAAACATCGGCTTATCAGTTTTTAGAACAATTCCTTCAGCAAGGTTTTGCTCATCAGTTCCCAACCCAAGCTCCTTTGGTTTCAACGAATCAAATTCTTCAGGAAATTCAAGACATTGTTTCAAAGTTCCTGTGAATAAAATTCGTTGATATTCCAACCCAACTTCTTCAAGGCGTGGAATCATTTCTGACCATGTTTGCAATTCATCCCCGATTCTCACATCAAAGATTGCAAAACCATGGTCGGAACGGTATTGAACTCCTTTTTGAACTCTTCGATTCTTTGAAACGCCGTCAAAGAATCCTCCATAGAGTTCTCCATGCAAAACTAAAGGGATTTCTGGCTCACAAATGTTCCCCCAAAGCTTTTTGACTTGTTCTTTGATTCTTATAATAACTTCATGAGAACCAAAAAAGCCTGTGCCAGTAAAACCGTTTCTTGAAGCGATCTTGAACCCTTCCGATGGAAGGTAATAAACTCCCAAATTGGTCCCATGGATCTTTTCTGTCACAATCCATGTTTGATTGTCCAGAACAATCCCGTCTTTTCGGAATATTCTAACCAAACGAGCCACTTCCTTTGGAATAGAATTTTTGATGCCATCAAACTTATGAAATTTCATTTCCAATCCTCCTGACCAAACCTTCTAAATCTTGGGGCATTCCAAATTCAAGGATTTCGTTGCCAACAGCTTTTTTGACAATCCCAACTTTTGGTCCGGGAGGAATTCCCAAAATCTGCATGATCATTTTGCCAGAAACGGATGGCAAATCTTTTGCAATATCCATTTTCTGACTTGCTTTGCCAATCTTATCCTGAACCTTTTGCCAAGATTCTGGTTTAAATGCGTGAAGTCTGCATTTGGTATCAGCTTCCGCAACCTTTTGCAAAACCTCAAAATTCTTATCACCAATCAGTTTCGCAACTTTTCCCAACTTCATTTCTGGGATTCTGTGAAACTTCATGTGATTCAAGATCGCAAAATCGATTGCCTCAATGTCAGAATTTGACATCTTCAGACGTTTCGCAATCATTCGAAACATCTTCGACGACTCTTTTTCATGACCGTGATAACTGTGTTTCCCATTCTCATCTGAATGAGTTCCAATCTTTCCAATGTCATGAAAAAGAATCGCAAAATTCACCAAAGGATTTTGGGAGTTGCTACACTTTAACGCTGCCAAGGTATGTTCCCAGACATTTCCTTCAGGATGATGGTCCGCATTTTGTTCCAAACCTTGCAATTGCAGAAGCTCTGGAATAATCTCCCGGAGAACACCAGTCTTTGCCAACAATTCAATTGCGTGCGCAAACTGAGTCCCATTCCCGGAAGCCATTTTTTTCAACTCTTTCAAAACTCTTTCCCAAGCGACCGCACTCATTTTGCTTGAGAAATTTTCAATCTCTTTCAACGTTTTCTCCTCGATGGTGAATCCCAATCTTGAAGAAAATCTAATTGCTCTCAAGATTCGGACAACATCTTCTTCAAATCTTTGCGCAGGAACGCCTATTGCTTTGACGCATTTTTGGCGAAGATCTTTTTGACCTTCGAAATGGTCTATGATTGTCCCATCATTCCGCAAGCCTAACGCATTGATCGTAAAATCTCTTCTGGCAGCATCGCTTTTGAAAGAGTTGACAACCTTTGCAAAAGAAGCTCCTTTGCCCATTCTTTCATAAATATCTTGGCGAAACTGCGCAACCTCAAAAACAAAATCATTCAATTTGACAACGGAAATTCCAAAAGATTTGGATTTTCCGATGTCAAATGTTTCAAAAAGAGTGCTCAAAACATCTTCAGGGCAATTTGTGCTCAAATCAATGTCATCAGAATTCCTTCCCAAAAGAAGATCTCGAACAAAACCTCCTACAATAAGAATTTCATACCCTTCCGCTTCAACCTTTTTCATCAGTTTCAAAGCGGTTTGAAACTCTTGGTTTTCAACTCTTTTGACATCAACTTTCATGCTGAAATCCCTGCAATGTGCGAATTTTTGTAGTCAAATGAAAACAAAAGAAATTCACATCTTTCATCTTCTTTGTAGGCAAAGATTTTTTAATGAGTTTTACAAAAGGGAATACACAACTCATTAAAAAATCTTTGCCCCCTCACTTCTTCGCGTAATGAGTGTAATATGGGATATTCCCTACTGCTGGGTCATATATTACACTCACCAAAGATACATAGTCTCCACGTTCGATCTCTTTTGAACATCTTCCTATCCTTATTAGACAAGGATATGTCTGACTCGTTTGGACCTTGCGAGCCTCGTGCAAGTCCGAATAACAACCCACACACTGGGAATCATCGACTAATATATACATTTTCCCTCTTGACATATGAGAACTCCTTTTCGAAATCAAGTTAGATAAAACTTTTGATACGATTCCCATGCACTTTTGCCATTTGGCAAATTAAGGAAATACATAGGAATCGCCGCCTCTAAATCTTCTTCATACCATCCAGAAGAATTTCTATATTCTTCTGGAATGTTTTTGTTCAAGGATGGAGAAACATAAATTCCTCCATGACCCGCTGTTGAAACCGAATAAATTCCTCGACAGAATTTATGACAGTGTTGAACTTTTCCCCAAGGGGAGTATTTAAATCGCATTTTCGATTCTCTCGTTAAGGTTTGGAATGACTTCACTTCTTCCTTTTTAGCGAGCTGCCATAACTTGCCCAGACGCCGTACAGCATCCCTGCAAAAACTAAACAGCTTGTTAAAAGAGGATTGACATCTGCAACAATCAGAGAGATCAAATTGCAGGAAAGAATGAAAGCAAATGTTGTGAAAAACCTCATTCTGTAGTCCTTCGTTGAATGTCTTTCCCTCTCGTCTCGCCCACAATTCAAGCATGGCATGTGCACACCTGTTTTGTCAAACTGCGCATGAATTTGCGCCGTTTCAAGATTTTTAAACAAAATCTTCTTCCAAATCTTGCAACATTTCGTTACAACGACAATTTTCAAAAAATTCCCCACATTCGAGGCATTCATGTTCTTCAACAAATTCCTCAAAAAGAGAAGGCTTGACTGATTCTTCAAAATTCATGATCTTTCCTTACGGTTTTGCAAAAAGAGAAAAGCTCTTAACCCTTTGCGCATTCCCTCTTAACACGATTCCAGAAAAGTTAACAAATTCCTTCGACAAAAGGTATGGAATCTTCTGTTGCTCATCTGCATTGATAAGCAAACTTTGCCAAACCAATAAAAAACTGATTTCTGGATTCGTGATGAATCTGTTTAAAAATTCCTTCTGGCCATCGAACGAAGTGAACAATTCGTTTCCTAGAATTGTCTTTTCATATCCCACAAGAAATTCGCCATTTAAATTCCTAACCCCAATGGCGAAAGGTTCTAAATTTTCAAAAGAAATTGACAAAGCAAACATTGAAAGTTTCAAGTCTTTATCAAATGGTACAAACCTGTTCCAGAATGGTTGAACATTTGTAGTATAATATTCACCATGGACCAATTCAGGGAATCCTTTGCGAACTCTTTTTTTAGAAAATCCGTTTTTCAACGTCTTTTTTCCTTTTCCTCATATTCTTCAATGGTGAGATATACGCTTGGGATATCCTCGCCAACCATTAAAAAATTGTGGCATTCTGGGCATTCCAATTGGTTATCGTTTTCAAGAGCTTCGCCAATCGTGAAGCTTAGGATTGTGCGACATATGTCGCACTGTAAAATATATTCAATTTTCTTGTAAACTTTCATTCTTCTACACCTTGAAGTTTAGTGATTGAGCATCTTGTCAAAACTGTTTGCTTAACATTGTTGAAAATTTCATGCCTCTTGATTGTTCCTTTCAAAATAATTTGATCACCGGGATCAACTACTTCGTCAAAATATCCGCTTTTAAAATAAACGAACAAATGCCCTTCGGAGTCAACCATTTTTAATAATGTACTAACACCGTAATAACCATCGACAACTTTCCTTGTGGTAACAGTTAAAAACAAACCTGCTAGCATAGATTTGTCATAATCTTGTGCTCGCAAATTGGTCAATCTAGTGTCGGAAAATGCGACAATTTCACCAGTTTTTAAATTGGTGAAATAAGTCAATCTTTCACAAGTGCGATCACTTTTTGTCAAAAGAGTGCCAATCTTATCCCCGACTCTTCCAAAATAAACAGATTCAATGTCATTTGTTTTGTCTGCATTCAACTTTTTCAAATGATTGTCATATGCCAAAGGCATTGAAACGAGAAGTCCCATTCTCTTTGTTGAAACAGAAGAAGTTAAACAGATTGCCTTCAAATTGTTTAAATAATCATTGTCAAAAGTTTCGGACTTCATCCAAATAACAGCTTCCTTTGCATACTGTCCATGTTTGTCTAAAGCTTTTGCAATATAGCCCTTGGCGCTTTGCAAGACTTTTTCGTTCCTGCTTTCCAACATCATAAACGTTTCGATAACAGCATCTTTCGTCGAGTTTTTTTCCGAGGTTTTATGATATCCACTTGTTTCAATCTCCTCTTTTGCAAGAGCAATTGTCAAATGAATTGGATATCTTGATGGAATTTTTGCCTCACCATCCCAACCCATATTTTCCAAACGAGTTGAATCAATGGCTAGCAACGCTTTCGCAGCATCGATTCCCATATATTCCTTCAAACAAGTTTTGCCAACTTGTCTTAGGTCCCCTTCAGAATTTTTGACAAGATATGTCAAATTCCTTTTGCGATTCGTTTTGCAATGATCACAAATGGCAGGAGCTTTTCTGAATTCTTCATAAGATTTATCTCCATCCCATGAATAAATCATGTTGGCTTCCTCTTCATGTTCAATTGCAGCTTTCAACTCCCATCCTCCAGGGAGTTGATAATCGGGTTTTGTCACCATATAAATATGATAGACATGATATCCACGGGGAGTTCTCGAACCATCATAAGAATCCAAATCTTTCCCATCATAGGAAAAATAAGGAACTTCTTCAAGAGTCGAAAATTGAGCCTTTGGTGGTTCGATTCCAGCCTTGCGCGCCTTCTTTTCAATTGCGCGCAACCTTCTTTCAAAATCTTTAACTCTTGTTGAATGGATTCTTACTTGACGCATCGTTTCTCCCAGGGCGAGGCTATAGCAATTTGATAACTCTGATGAATCCTTTTTCATCAGAGAAAAAGACTCTTTTGATGCCAACATATAACATAGCATTGCTACACATCATGCAAGGTTTTGAATTACAAAACATAGAATCTTTATTAGTCCTGACAACATAAATATCAGAACCAGTTGTATTTTTCCTGGGAATTCCTAAAATGACACTCAACTCAGCGTGACGAGTCGCTTTGAAACCATCATTTCTAAATCTATTCCCAAAGTAAGAATAGTCCAAGGTATTGCACGCTGTGTTAATGATTATTGAACCACGAACTAGAACGGCACCATGAAAAAAAGTCGGATGTTGTGATTGAAAAGAGATATTCTTTGCTAGGGAAACGATATTTTTTTGTCTTCTGGACAATTGAACAATCTTTCCCTCTTCCGAGAAATACTTACTCATCCTCTTTTAGGAATCGTGCAAGAACATCTTTCATTTAATCGCATCTTCCTTTTGCAGAAATGACAACGATAAAAATCGTTGTCATTTTCTCTTCGAAGGTAGTGAGAGAATGGATAACGATTCTCTCTTAAATCCTTGGTAGCTCCATGAAAAGAATCATGAAAACAGTAAACAATTTCTGCTCCCTGACTTTTTTTTGCAATGATCCAAAGATTCTTTTTCATTTTTCCCCCCGTTTGGTCAACGCTTTATGTCTTTCCCACAATCTAAGCGTCGCATGAACACCTCTGTTTTGTCAAGCGGAGCGTGAATTCGTGCCGTTTCAGAATGTTTCAAACAGTGCTCACCATTCCAAAACAAGTTCTGAAATTCCTCGCAACCTTATCTCGCTCGGATATCCAAAAGGATTTGCTACAATTGCTGTTTCAAACTGTTCTACCGAAAATTTGTCATGTGTATGACCACAAATCCACAAAGAAGGTTTAGCCTTTTTAATTTCTTTCGTCATTGAAGAGACAAAAAAACGATTCAAAGGGGAACCAGAAAATTTTGGACTCACGCATCGATATGTTGGCATATGGTGAGTCAAAACTATATCACCATCTTTCATATTTTCTTTAAAAAATTTCTTTGCCAAGCGATGTTGAGAATAAATCCACGACATTCCTTCTGATTCAGAATAAATTTTGTTGGCCATCATGTGAGCATATTTTTGATCATCTTTTCTTTTGGGGAACCAGCATGTCGCCCCAATAAACCCTTGACCATCAATTTCGATTCTATTTTGTTGCAACCAATGGATATTATCCGATTTTGCGAATCTTTTTTCGGTTTCTAAAATTAATTTTCCACGGTTGTTGTAATAATCGTGGTTCCCCCATACAAAAATAACTTGAGAAAAATATTTCCCAAATTTTTCAATCAATTCTAAATTTTTCGGATAATTTCCGACATCTCCTGCAATTGCAAGAATGTCGGATTTATATTTGTTTTTTGTTGCTATTATCTCTTCAATAAGCCAATTGTAATCTGCATAATTTTCAATGTGCAGATCAGAAACAATTTGAATTCTCATTTGAATTTCCCTTTCAGTGCCCCATGTGGATTAAAAACAATGCACAACTTCTTTTCATAAGATTTGATACATAATTTGCAATCACTGCATTGGAAATCTTTTCTGAGCTGTGCAGGACATTTTATGTAGCGAAATTCATTACTTTTTAGCTCATCAAATTTATTAAAATGATGAACAACAGAACCTCCAACACCATGAAATTCTGATTGCAATAAAACAATTCCAGCACTCTTCAATTCTTTAATTTCTTTTAAAAGATTTTTGCCATGAGTGTATCCATATGCAAGAGTTTCTGTTCCAAAAATTGTTTGGAGAATTTGTCCAGCTTCAATTAAAGAATTATGTAATTCTTTGTCATATTCTCCATTTATAAAAATATCACCAGATACAAACAATCTTGAAGGTTTGTTGTAATATTTTTGCGAAACAATTGTGGAGATAAGAAATCCGTTCAAAGCCGCTTCAGAAGAAGTTGGAGAACGTTTTTCAACAATCCCAACATAACCAAGTTGAGCGTAACACCCATCGTTTTTAAACTTACAAGTTGGACAATTGTCACCAACCTTTCGATAAAATCCGGGCAATCCCGTTTTTATATTGCCCAAACCAATTGGTGCAACAAATTCGCCATTTTCCTTTAAAAGTCTAGACATCTTTCTTATAGCATGTCTTCCTGTTTTAACGTTCGTAATCGAATTCAAGAGAAATTCTATTTTTTGTCGCACGCTACTCCCCCTTTGCCATGCCATGACTAGACATTAACATAGGCACATGTCTAGTCAAGTGGCGCGCGAATTCCGAGCTATTCATGGCTAAATCTTAAATAAAAAAGAATGGCGAAGGCTATCAAAATGGATAGCCAAGCCATTGTTAAAATGATATTAACCATTTTTGACCTCACGTTTTAACCATCACATTTATTGTTCAACTCTTGAGAAATATTGCCCTATTTTAAATATGGTTTGCACCTTAATTCCATCAATCTCTTGATATTCCCAAAGCCAGTCCATATTTTCGCATCTCATCACCACTTCACCTTCCTTTGACATTATTCTAATCGTTTCGAACAACGTCCATCCGGTGAAAGCTGCATTAATATTTGGTGAAAACTCCTTAAATTTCATTGTAGCTTCCTTTTAAAATTTTCTGAAAACTAGCAATAAATTTTAGCCCCCTGAAGGTTATCATTCTTTTTACTATAACGCTCTTGCGTGCCGCGCGCATAATGCGCGCGGGTGTACCTAAGAAGATGGTGGTTTTTCATTTTTCATTATGCTTTCCATCTTAACAATTCCGTGTCTATAATTGTTAAGATGGAAAGCAAATAATTCTTAAATTTGTTCAAAAACTGATATTCACCTTCTGCTGCTGCAAATAAAAAATGAAAATCAATTGTAGCATATTCGTTCATTTCTTGTCCAGCAATCTTCAATCTCAAACGAAAGAAGTGCCCTTTGCCATTTACAAAATCATAATTGTAACTGGATTCGTTTAAAAAATCTAAAAGTTTTAAAATCGAACGTTGCTTCACAACTTCAATCTCAACAGCCTGTAACTTCTCTTGTGTTTGTTCAGTTTTTAAAATTTCTTTACTCATTTTCCTTCCTTTTATCTTAGTTGTTCATCCGGGATATAAGTAACAACTTCTCCAATGCTTTTTGGATCGAAATAGCTATTACTGCATGATTCAGTTGTAATCCACATTCTTTTACAACGACTTGGGCCAGGTTGAGGAGCTTCTAAATCTGTTAGAATAATGTGACCATCAAATTTAGAACCATTTGGAGATTTATTCTCATTCACCCAGTTTGTCGGTGCATCGAAGTCGGTTCCGCCAGCTTGGCGACGAATAAAATCTAATTTGCTCCCCTTTTTCCACACAAAGATATTTTTTTTGTTTATCTTTGTGTCAAAAGGGATAACAGTAAATTCCACCATTCTCGAAAGAGAGTTCAGCTCTGCTATGAACACTTCAAGCATTTCATTGCTAACAGAGCCGCTTTCGTCAATTGACACCGCAATGTTGGCAGTTCTGTTATATTTCTTTCCTGCAAACATATAAGGATATCGTTTGTTCAACTTCATCAAAGATGATTTTTTTCCATTTCTGATGGAAAATTTTACAAATCTTCTAAAAAGCATCTTCCAATCAACATAGTTTGAAAAATAATTTTTCAAAAGCTCCTGATATTCATGCGACAAAGACCCAAAACCTTTGCGCAATCCATCTTTGTAAGCCTTGTTTAGAACATCCTTAAGAATCGCATCATTGACTTTCGATTCTCCAAATCCTTCATGCTTATCGTGATTCCCATGTTCTGGACCACTTTCTCCCAAAACCCCGCCGTAACCTTTGCAACCTTTGCAATAATCATCTTTCAGCTCGTCTTTTTCATTAAATGGAATCTTCTTTTTACAAACTGAACATTTGAATGTCGCGAGGAATTCCTCATCTTTTTTAAGCATGTCGTAATATGCTTCAGAAGTCAAATTCGGAGGATATTTTTCATATCCCTTACCACCTGGAATACAAAAATAAATTTCCTGCATTTCACCTTTAACAAGCACCTTTTTAACACCGCTCAATGAGGGGATATGCGTATTAATTGCTAAATCTTTAGCGATGTTAGCAACAACTGCATAAATTTCTTGCATCTCTTTTGATTCGTCTGAGTACAGTAGCCTTTCCGTTAAATGCGCCAAAACAATGTGATACATTTCATGTTTTAAAAGCCCAAGACGCGTTTCAGCATCGAGACTGAAAAACATTTCTTCATTATAAACCATTTCCAAACGTCCATTGACAATCCCCACTCCTGCAATATGCCCACCTTTTATCGCACGTTTATTAATCCTCATTGACAAAGCTGCAAAAAACGGTTCTTCGTATAATAATCTGACGACTTCTTTTTCAAAAAGAGACATTTTTCACCACCCCAATTCCGCAATGCAAAAGCATTGCGTTTAAAAACTGATCAGAGAAGATTTCCCAGCAAATGAAGCAAAATACTTTTTGAATGTTGTCAACTCCCCTGTTCTCTTTTCAAAAACTTTGCAATTATAAATTCTCATTGCATCTGAAAACAACCGTCCCGTTGGGTGAGTGCTCCCTCTTTCTCTCCTCGTTCGTCTCATCAAAACTTGAATTTCTTCATCCTTTGCAGGAAGGAAAGTGACATGATTAAACAACAAAATTGCTACTTCAGGTGGGCAATAATTTACTGCATACTCCGCAAGATTCTCAATCTGTTGCCCATTAAGAATGAATGTATCACCCTTTGTGACAGGATATTTTTTCTTAAACTTCTCCACAATTGCAATGTGATCAGTTGCTTCACAGGTCTTCAACTTGTGGAACTTCCCATGGTCAAGAATGTCTTCCAGGGAAGGTTTTTCACCATGTTTGTACTCTTGAGTGTATTTAATAAAAGCTGCTGTTGTCTCATCCCCCAGAAATCCGCAACCAAGGAAGAAAAGGATTTCTTTATCCATTTCCCCAACATTTTTTTTCTTTTCAAGAAGAAGATAATTATTGATTGCGTCCGCAAATCTTGCCCAACTTCTTCTCGAAGGGTAAATCTTGTTTGGTTCTGAAACCCCATTGAATTCCAGATGATTTGTGGTTCTTGAATTTTCATTATGAAAATCCCAAATCACTTCTGGAATTTCATTTTTTGAAGCCCACGCCAACCAGTCGTCAACGGAAGGTTCTAAATCAATGACAAACCAACGATCAAGTTCCGCTGGATCAAGATCATTAACATCATATTGACCAGAAGTCAATTCAGTTCCAGAATTGCACGCTGTAAAAACTAAAGTATCTGGATGAAGCTCTTTCATATCCAGCTTTCTTGAATCGCCAATTTCAAAAGCTCCTTGGCGAACTTCTGTTATTGCTCGATCCCACTCATCCATATTAAGAACAACTGGTTCGCGACAGGCTTGCATAAACCATTCTGGAGAGTGGAATCTTGTTGAAGAAAAACCATCATCTCCTTCAACAATTGTTGGCAATCCCATCAAATCGCCTTCACTTTTTTGTGAAAGACGAACATCAAGAACTTTTCTCCCCAATTTGTGGCCAATTTGAGCAATAAATTCGCTTTTGCCAATTCCATGTGGACCACGAAGCATGATGCCAAACTTTTTCTTCCCAGTCTGATTGTCAATGAGATATGGGATTGCAGCCAAAACTTCTTTGAATGTGAATGTACTCATTTTTTTCCTCAGCTTTTTACGTTATTGTAATTTGTTCACTGTTCTTCTCCTCCTGAGTTCATGGTGACATAAGTTGTTCAAATGTAACACCATTCCCTCTCAAAGAAGCCAGCACCTCTTCTTCAGTCATCTTCAAATGATGTTTCAAGATGTACTTAACATATAATCTTGGAGACATCTTTTGCATTGAACACATTGGACAACAAACTGTTGCAACAAAGTTTCTCACCATTGGTTCAGACCATTTTGTCCCGGCTTCGAAAAGTTCTTGCAAATCATCCAGTCCGTGTTCATCAAGCATCCCAGAATGATTCTGCAAAATTTGCAAAACTTCTTGGTCAACATGAAAATCATTGGAAAATGATTTTTCACTGTTTTTTATCAGTTTTTCAACTCCCCTTTGGACATTCCCAAACGTCAATGGTAACGCATGATGTTCGCAATATGTTTGTTCACAAATGCCGCACTGATATATCCCCCAATCTTCAAAAGAGACATCCCAACCTGATGCAATTTCATCACAAACTCCGCATTGAAACGAACTTGACGATGAATTTGAAACAAAACCGTGTCTAACTTTCACTTATTTTCCCTCAAATTTTAAAATGGTGACAATTAACACAAGATTTTCTTGCAATTTTCACTAAATTTCTTGTTCTGCATGTTCTCCCATGATTCCATACTGCTTTCAAAAATTCTCCACTTGTGCAATCAATTCCTTTTTCCCAACCTTTTTCACCTTCCATAAAAGAACATGGAAAAAATTTTCCTTCAACGTTTATATACATTGAAAAAAGAGTGCTTTCGCAAGGCTCTGTGAATGAAATATGTGGTTCTTCATATCCAACAGCATTCAGATATTTAAATGCCGAACATGAATCAAAACCGATTCTAACTCCTTTTTCCATTGATTTTTCCACAAGATTGGTGAATCTCTCTTGCGAAAGAGAATGGAAATTACCTTTGGCACGGCCTTTTGACTTCAGCGACAAAAAGACTAGCGCATTCAAATTGGCCAATCTTTCGTCATTCTTGATATCATCAAGAGTTCTTAACGCCCTTTCATATGTTTCTTCAGCCAAAAAGAAATGGATATTAACTTGCTTTAAACCTTCTTCAGAAAGCTTATGAACAGCATCAAATGTTAATTCTTTGTTGTACAAAGAGACTGCAACAGCGCCGCAAACACTGGCCAACTTATGCGCAATTTTTTTTGTTATCCCTTGTCCATTTATTGTAATATTGGGAATGACACCATTGTTTCTGGTGTGCCACAAAATATCCCAAATCTCTGGATTACCTTCAATATCACCAATTCCAAAAGCAATTTGAGTCACGCTTTTCGGAAGATTGGAAAAGACCTTTTTAAAGGTCTCAAGGCTCATATTCCGCCCAGACTTTGTGTTGCTTTTATAACAAAAATTACACAAACCACTTCCAGAGACTCCAGAACAAACTTCTGAAATTTCAATATCGGCAATTTCTGGCAGACCTTCTTCTGGATCATCGTCAAAAGTCTTTCCCCACCTTTTGAAAACTCCAGTCTTTTTGTCAAAAACGAAGTTGTACTCATCTGACCTAAGAATCTTGAATTCTTTGTTGTCAAAAATTTCCATTTTTCCTCACAATGACAAATATCTTTTGCCATCAGAAAATTTTGAGCCAAATTTCATTCCCCAAATCCACCAAACGATGTTGATTCCTGATGTTAGATAAAATGGGGAATAAAAAAAGCTGAATCCTGTCAAACTTTCTGCAATGAGCAGCAGAAGGATTAAAGCAAATGAAGCAACAAGCGGTGCTGCAAGAACTTGTCTCATTTTTGCGGCACTTTCTGACTCTCCTCCTTCCCATTCAACCCTTGCGAATAAAAACCGCGCACCTTCAGGCTTTTTGAGAGTGAATGGGAGATAATAGACTTCTCCATCTTTTCCCAGAAAGTGAGGAAAGATTCTGAATGTTTTCAGCTTAACATTGAAATGATATTTCGCCACCAAAAAGTGCGCCATTTCATGCAAAGCATTTTGAGAAATCCATGCTACAATTGTAACAATAATCATGCAGCAGATGAACATTTAAAACTCCAAATGTTTTTGTACTTTTCCATCAATCTATCGATCAACTCACTAAAGCAAATCCCATATTCACTGTCCTCATTGATGGGAGAATATTCCTGTATTTCATTAAACTGTTCAATGGCCTCAAAATAATTAAAACCATCATCGTTCACATTGCCAAATTTGGCAACCAAATCTTGATTGTCATAAGACATATCGCAAGATGGAATGAAATCTCCTTTTGCATTGATATAAATATATCCATCCATTATACTATCTTCATCAACTTCAAACCATTCCAGGCTTAATTCTCTTTTGTTGCCGGACAAATTTTCTGCGAATCCTTGTTCGATCAAGGCGAAAGGAGCATCCTTCTGAATCTCGACAAAATTTAATGCCGAAAGGAGTTCCAATTGATCATTATTCACGGGCAAATCATGATAGCTTGTCGAAACAAGGACTTGGCACATATCTTTTTCATCAGAAAGTGCATAAAGTTTGATCAAAGCAATCAAAAACTCTTGAGAAACTTTCTTACCATTTGTTGCAATATAAAAATAGCCAAGTTCGACATGATTGTTTTTCAATTCATCAATGATCCATTCAATTCTTTCGACGGCGAGGCTTGGCTCTCCACCTGTTATCGTTAAAGCCCTAATACTATCAATTCCGCGAAACAAACGCGAAACTGTTTCTCGACTCATTTCAAGATTCTGGGCTTTCCCTCGCAAGCAATGAGAGCAAACCATGTTACATCTTCTGGTAACTTCAACAACAAAGTTTTGAATATACATTTGTCAACGCCTTGTGCAACGTGTTTGTGGTGATTCCGTGCTCGCACCTTCACAATGCCACACTAGCGCTTAGGAGTCAAGCACAGTACGAATTTGCGCCGTTTCAAGATGTATCACCTTTCGCAAACTTTGTTGTATCACATCCAATTTCTGCTGAAATTGTAACTTACATGTGTAAGCCCCACTTGATTCTCCAAGTGGGGCGTATTATCAACTCCAGCAGGACCACATGCGAAATAACAATCATCAATATCCCATTCTTCATATATAACAAAAGTTTCGAAATCATTTTCAAACGATTCGACTTCTTCTGATTCTTGACGGAATTTCATTGTCAACGCCTTGTACAACGTGTTTGTGATATTCCTTCGCTTGCACCTTCACAATGTCACACCCGCGCTCAGGAGTCAAACACGGCGAGGATTCGTGCTGTTTCGAAGACTTTCGTCTTTTGCCAACTTTATTGTATCACATCCAATTTCTGCTGAAATTGTAACTTACATGTGTAGGTCCCACTTGGTTCTCTAAGACGGGCGTATTATCAACTGCAATAAAACAACATGCGAAATAAATAAAACAACATTTGAAACAACAATCATCAACACCCCATTCTTCATATAAAACAAAAGCTTCAAAATCATTTTCAAACGATTTGACTTCTTCCGATTCTTTGCAAAATTTCATTGCATCACCTTTCTACATCAATATATAGAACATTGCTCAAACAACGCACATGCGTCACTTTTGACAATGGACGTTTGGAAATGATGTAGAACAATTTCTCCCCACGAACTAAATAAATTTGTTTGCCAAAAGAATATGGGTAAGTTTTGCTACCGATGACTGCAATTAGAAAAGGTATTGCAAAAAATCCATAAAAGGTGATCATATTGAATGAAAGCAGAACTGCCATTGGGAAAATGATATCGTAAGAAACTTGATAAGTCTTGCTTTTGTCAACCCTAAATGGCAAAACTTCAAGATACGACTTGAAAAAGGAGTAAAAAGCTTTGTTCATCAGCATCAACCACACTGCTGCAAAACCAATTAGTAATGATGTCTGAAGAGTGCAGAAACCGAATGAGACAATAGAGTACAATGCCACAAGCGAATAAAATGAGCTTAACTTGAACATAAAAAGCGCTATTTTGCTCAACATTTTCTCTTTCAGTGCAACAAAAGCGAAATGGAAAACTCTCTTCTCAACAATTCTGTCATTGCAAAATTCAGCTCAAGTTTGATAAACAATTCTGCAAAAGTTTCATCATTAATTTCAGCATCAGTTTCAACTGAAGGATGAAAAAAGTTCAGCATCAGTTTCACAGTCTCTTCACAATCTTCTTTCAAATTCCATAAAAGCTCTTGAACTCCTTCTTTTTTAGGAATCCATTGTGGCTCTTCTTCTGCACTCAATATTGAAGCGTTAATCGCCTGAATGTTCAACTTCTGGAATGTCTTCTTCATTTCTTGGTGTGTTATCTTCAATTTTTTTCTCTATTTCCAAGTAAGCTTCAAAATTTGTGTACAAATCGTCAAATTTCAGTTTAATTCTCAACATCGAATCGGCCATCTCTTCAGAATCCCATTTGAAAACATCCATCCCCCCCCATTCCACAAGATCTTGAAATTCGCTCCATTCATGTTCCAAAAGGTTTCTAAAATTTCTCCAATCTACCGTTTTTTGAACTCTAATAATAGGATTTCGATTGTAATTGTCCATGTTCTTTTCTAAATTTCCTGATATCATTCCTCATCCTCTTAGTAAAACGGTATTTTTTTAAGAATTGTTCTCCAATGTGAACATCCAATTTTCTATCGCCTGTAAATAACCATCCTCTATACATTCTTCCTGATGGGCCAACAATATCTGTTTCGGACAGAACGAAAAAGAGACCACTTCTGATGTAATTCTTCGATTGGTAATAATGAAGATCGAAGATTTTGCGAAATCTGTCGTTTTTCATTCTGGTGAAATTAATCAACAACAGATCTCCAGACTCGTAAATAGCTGGCTTGTTAAGATTGGAGATGATTTTATTCACACTTTTTTCGCCAACAAATCCTCCTAAATCTTGTGGATTGATATAGTCACCAAATGTTAAAGCGTTTCGCATTCTGTAATACTTCTTCATCATATAATTCTCTTCATATATCATAGAATTAGATAAGTCAAAATAATTCAAAACTTTCTTTAACTGTGCCCTTTGATCCTGATTGACAACAAAGTTCTCAAACTCCCTTTTCCTATCTTCCAAAATTTTTTCGCTATGAAATGAAAAAATTATTGCTATCCTATCCAGTGCCCAAGTTTTCCTCATTTCGGAAAGCAAAAGCACTGCAATATCATAATGCAATTGTGCATCTATAAAATCTTCATATTCAATCGCAATATCAATTTTTTTAATCATTGATACACGATTGTGATGGCGTTGAATATTGCTTTTCAAGAAAGATTCATATTTTTTGAAAATCATTAGAACATCATCATCAACAAGAGGAAGAAAAAGAGCATCATTTTTACTATAAGTCTATTCCTTTCTTTGTCACTAAGTGTGTTCATCTTCAATCTCCTTTTTTAATTCTAAAAACTCTTTTTTGCTTTTTTCAAGGGCTTCAATATACTTTATTTGCCATGCTTCAACTTCTTCCGACATTTGTTTTGCAGTCAACCTTACTTCCTTAATTTCTACACAAAGTTTAGAGTTTTCCTCTTTTAAAATATGGTTTTCTTTTTCTAAAGAGGAGTTGGTCCTGCTTTGTATAACAACAGAAATCTTTCCATTGTTAACAGCCGATTTAAGATGAAGCATGAAGCCGCCCAATATGAATAAGAGAACTAGTTTTGCAACACCTCCTATATCTGTTAAAAATTGATAAAACTCCATCCTTATTCCTCTTCAATAATCCCGACACCCGCCATCAAAAGAGTTCCTGCAACCGATACAGCATTCTTAAACGAAACTTCAATCACTTGTGCTGGGTCGATGATGCCAGAATCGATCAAATTGCATTCCAAACCATTTGACATATTCACTCCACAATTTTTTTCACTTTTCAAAACTGTGTTGACAACAACGTCTGGAACTAATCCTGAGTTCTTCGCAAGTTGTCGAACCGGCTCGGTACACGCTTTCTTGATAATCTCAACACCGCCTTTTTCACCAAGAGAAAAACCATCAGACTCAAATTTGTCTGCAACCTTTAGCAGAAATGATCCGCCACCAGGCAAATAACCAAATGTTATTGCCGCTTTAACTGCCTCAATAGAATCTTGAATCCTATGCTTTTTCTCAATCATTTCAAGTTTAGAATTTCCCCCTGCTTGAATAATCGCAACGGCACTTCTTAGCCTGAGAATTCGCTCATGCATAAATTGCTCATCCTCTGGCGGAGTGTTCGGTTGTTTCATTTGATGTTCGATATCTTTCAAGCGATAATCGATTTCCTCCTGATTGCCAACAGCCAAAAATAGTGTTTGATAATTGTTGATTTCAACTTTCTCTGCTGTTCCGAGATGTTTAATGGCAGCCTGGCCAAAAACGAGATTGTTTTTAATTGAAATAACTGTCGCGCCAACCTTTGTGGCCAAATCAAATAAAACATCACTTTGACGATTGCCGAAAAAAGCTGCTTCAATCGGTATTACACGATTAACAGTCTTTTCCGATAATTCATTGCTGATCAAAGCTTTCAAGGCCGTTTTATTAATACTTGGTGCAATAAGTAAAACATCTCTGTTAACTGCCGCCGCCACTTCGATAACAGGCATGAAATGCTCAACAGCACTAATGTCATAATCAGTGATAAAAATGAAAGGATTTAATGTGGTCGTATTCCTTAAATCAAGATTCGTGATAAAATGTGGTGTCAAAAATCCAGAAGGATAGAGGAAGCCTTCTTTCATATCAAGACTTGTTTTCCCAAAACCGTTTTCAACTGTCACAGCACCATCTAAACCAACGGATGTCACGGCAGTTGCAACAATTTCTGCAATTTCTTCATCACCATTGGCAGAAATTGTTGCAATGTTCTTAACATCCTCTTCAGTCTTGACAAATTGTTTTTCTGAATGAATTTCATCAAGAATAAATGAGGAAATCTTTTCAATTCCCCTTTGTAATTCAATTGGAGAAATCCCACTCGTCAAGTATTTATCAGAATTTTCAAGAATACTATGAGTCAAAATTGTGGCAGTTGTTGTACCATCACCAACTTCTTTGTTTGTATTCAGCGAGACTTCTTTAACAATTTGTGCAGCCGCATTCTGCACAACATTGTCAGAAATGACAAAAGATTGCGCGACAGTTACGCCATCTTTTGTCATGAATGGCAATTTCTCCTTGTGACGAATAATGACATTCCGTCCCTTTGGCCCCAACGTTGAACTAACGGCTTTTGATAACTTCCTAACACCTTCTAGAATCTCGCGACGCAATTCTTGATCGAAAAGGATTTTTTTCTTCATTAGAAACCTCCAATTTGCTCTTTGAATTTGTTCAACTCTTTTTCGAGCTTAACACGTTTTGATTGTCGTTTCAACGAATCTCTAACAAAATCGATAATATGGTTTGTTGATGAATTTAAATCATCAATTTTCTTTTCTATCAATTTATCAATTTTGTCAGAAGCTTTTGTATAATAGTTAGGGTCATTCGGAATAGAACCAAGTTTGACGATGTTTTTTTCCAGTTTTCTTTTGGTCAACTCAAATTCACCTCCAACAAACCCATTTTTCTGATATTTTAAATTGTTAATAAGAATATTGCCCCAAGAGATTGGATCAAAAATAGCCAAATCCTTTAAATCTTTCAAAGTAGGTTTCTTCTCGGCAAAATCCTCAAGCTCAACAAGAGCATTCTGAATTGGAAGCCCTGGCTTCATTTCACTTTCAGTTCCAAGCTTCCTTTTCATCTTATTAATTTTGTTCGCAACCTTCAGAATTAATTCAAAACGATTCTTAAAAATTGTTCCATATGACCTTTTCCTTCCATTTTTTGGAGAAATTGTATCATAAAATTCTTTTTCAGTCATACCTGCATACATTGCATATTTCTGCAAAATTTCTTCTGATTCTGGGTGAGATTTAACAAGTTCAATTGCAGATTTATATCCATCCATCCCATCAGGCAAATCGGTTCTTATTGAATCAGATTGTCCAACTCTCCCGGAAAATGGCAAAACCTTCTCGAAAAACTCTTCTTTGTCAAAATCTTTGATATCAGAGAAAATGTTGCCATTAATGTCAGAAAAGATCTCAACTTTCACTTCTTCATTCAGCGAAATAATTTTGCTCAAATCTTTCCTGTGCGTTGGAATTTTGTTCCCAAGTACTTCTAAGGAATTTTCTTTTGCAAAATCATCTGGAGTATATTCAAAGTATTTCTTAGCTGGGAAAAAGTAGAAAAAATTTTCTCTTGTGATGTTGAAACTTGAAAATGAAAGCCTTCCCTTTTCTGTCCTGGCAACAATTACCTCATAGCCTTTTTCACCATCTTTTGACGATAAAAAGGTTATTAGATCAGAAAAATTGCCAATCAATGAACCATTCTCTGAGAGAATGAATATGCTCACCCCTTTTTGGCCAAAAACGTTTAAAATGCTTTTGATATTTTTCTTGCTTAAATCAAAATTCCCGATTGATGAACCGCTCATAAACTCTGTTATCAGTTTAGTGCTATCAATGCTGCCATCCGTGTCTGACAATTTGTTCACTGAATCGGCCAATAGTTTTTTGTCCACAAGAGTCAGAAAATCATCTCCCTTTTTTTTGAGCATAGAGTTGAAAAGGGATATCCTTGATTTCATTTCCGTCGGTAATTGGGAATAATCAAACTTCGCTTCAAGAAGCAAATGATTCATTGCACTTTTGTAACCTTCCGAAACAATAATGCTCAAATCATCGGCAATAACAGGTTCAGGGAGATTCTTATATTCTTTTTTAACATAATCTTTAATAATATTCTTCAATTTCGCTCCAAATTCTACTAAAATCTAACCCGGCGACATCTTTCTTGTTTTTTGATACATGATAATGTGCAACAAATCCAGAAAAATCACCTTTAACAGCAGGTTTATAAACTGTTTTAATTAGATTGCCATCCTCAGTTGGATAATCATTTTTTATTGAATAAGCGTTCATTAACGCTTTTAGCAGTTCTTTGTAAGCTTGGATTTGGATAGGGAAAAAACCAAGAAATGGCTTCAATTTTTTCCCATGAATATAACAATCACTCATAATTGGTCGAGGGCCAAACCCATTTTTAATGTACCAATCTTGATGTTTTAGATAATAAGCATTTGATATGTCGATGCCTATTGAAAATTTGTTAACCTTCCCAGCGTGCCACGCTTTGTGCTTGGTGTCAAGCATTTGAAAAATTGTCCCATCATTATCAATAACAAAATGACTAGATAGTCCAACACGATTCAAAACTTTGCAACATGATTCGGCACTTTTGGTAACATCCCAGTGTGTCACAATCATTTTTGGTTTTGTACCAGACCTTCTTCTGGAATAATTTCCTCTTTCAGATTTTAAAGCGTTGTTGTCATGAACATTCACAACTTTTGACCATTTGATTGCAACTTCTTCATCATGACAAATGATACATTTTTCTTTCTTTTCTGGCACCACAACTTTTTCATTTCTTGTTAAAGATTCGGCAAGAGTCTTTCTCATTTTAACTTGCCATTTGTCGTGCAACGAAGGAGCAAAAATTCTTGCCATATTCCTTAACAACATTCTCACCCTCAATCAATAATTTTATCAATAATGCCGAACTTCAGCGCCTCTTGTGAAGTGAAATAAAATTCCCCTCTGCTTTTGACAATTTCTTCAAATTTCTTTGGGGGGAAGTTTGTTGTTGCAAGCAAGGCTTCGATATACAGCTTTTGAAGATGCTTCAAATGCTTGGTTGTCTCTACAATTTCAACAAGTTTACCATAAGCTCCCCCTGCAATTCCATGAATCATGAATTGACAACGTTTCCCAGCAAACCTTCTTCCTTTTGTGCCAAAAGCAATTAAAGGAACTGCCGCCGACATTACATACCCAGTTGCAATAGTCTTAATGGCTATTGTTCTTTTAAGATTTTCCATTGTATCAAGAATAGAAAGCATATCATAGACCCCACCTCCGGTTGAAGAAACCCTTAAAGTTATTTCTGGATTCTTTTTTAAGAGAATTGTTGCTTTTGCAGAGCGTTCTTCAATCATTACACGCTCATTAATCACAACAGTTTCTTTCATGTAGCTCCTGACTGCATACATTTGATCAATTGCTTTTGCGGCATTTGTATCATCTATTTCTCCATGAATGTGGACAATCTTTGGCACAAAAATTGGATTTTTATCGTTTGTTTCCATCTTTTTCCTTGCTAGGTTGTAATAAGAGTACATCTTCATTTTTCTTTTTTTTCAATAAATCTTTGGCAATTCTTACTATCTTCTCCTTCAAGGATTCCATCACATCTCCTAAAAAAAAAGGCCATAAATGGCCTTTATTCACTTGATTAGCTTCACTTATCTCTTTTTGATTCTAAATTGAGAGCGAATCTTTTTTTCTACTCGTTTAAATGCTTCAGCCAACATTTCCTCATCAACTTCTTCACCTTCCATGCCATCAGAAACCTCATCCGACATAACTTCCATATCACCTTCTGGAGAAACATCAGAATCAATTTCTATTTCGACTCCAAAAATTGGTGCCAAGGCGTTAATGACTTGTTTGTAAAGCAAATCATTTTTCTCTTGCCCTTCCTCATTTCCCATCAGCATTTCATCGTCAGGTTCTTCCAAAGGCATTTCCTCATCCATTTCTTCGCCCATTTCTTCGCCCATTTCTTCATCAGGCTCAGACATTTCTTCCATCGACTCATCATCGATTTCTAATTCTTCCTCTTCTTCAAGGACTTCCTCATCTTTTTCCAGACCTGCACTGTCTACCTCTTCAAGACGGTAAGCTTCCTTGATAAGTTTGCGAGTAGCTTCGTTTGTGCCTGCAATTTCTGCCCATTTGTCAATATCCATTCTTTGCTCCTTTATTTTTCGTAACAATTTATATAGTTTATTCTTCCTCAAAAAGAATATCACCTTCCTCTCCGAAAGTATAATTATCTAGACTTGAATAAACTTTTTTATCATTCTTTTTCATTTTTTTGAAAACTTCGGTCGAAAAGGTCTTTTTTCGTTTCTGTTCTTCCCGTATCAAGCTTATCAATCTTCTGTCATGATTTATATATGCCTTTATAATAAGCAAAATGAAATCAACTTTAGAAAACTTGTCTTGTTGAAGTTTAAAAAAGAAATCCATCTTTTCCTTTGAACAGATCGGAAGTTTTATGGTCTTTTTTGACCCCTCCAAATAATGAAATTTGAAGGTTTCAAAATCGTCAATTAGCATCAAACTTCGCCTAATGCTTCCATCGCAGGATTGATAAATTCTGCTAACTCTTCAAAATCCGTTTCTGACTTCACGATTCTGATCGCACGCTTAATCATTTTGACATCATCCTTTGTCAACCAATTATTGTTTGTGTACTCATCAATTAATTGTTTCCTTTCTTCGCGAAGAGCAGCAAACTGTTCTTCAATCTTTTCAAATTCTTCGACAAAGGCTTTAACATGCTCCTCCTTTGTTGATGTGTTTTGTTCTAACTTCTCTTCAATTTGCTCAAATGTGTTGTTGATTGTATCAATTAAACTCATTCTGACCTCTCCTTGTTGTGGCATTAATGCCATGCACCTTCACTATCTCATAAGCAGCGCTGTATTGTCAAGCAACTCGTCAATTCTTACTTTTTTGAATCCGTTGAGCCAAACCCTCCTTCTCCCCTTTCTGAGAAAACAATTTCTTTGGAATACAAATCATCTTTGTCAGCTTGAACCAGATCAAACGATAAAACCGGAACTAAAACCAATTGAGCGATCTTGGTGCCATTTTTGATTGTTACCGCCTCTTCCCCAACATTATGTAAATCAATGTAAACAACTCCTGAATAACCTGCATCAATCAATTGAGCACCTTTCAACAAATTATGTCTTGATGCCATCCCAGAACGGTTTTTAACCATCAATGCGTAACCATGTGGAATTTCAAATCTGCAACCTGTCGCAAACAAATAATTCTGGCCTGGATGTACTGTTATAGATGAAAGATGCGAATCAGCCTGGTTGAAATAAACATCCAGTCCCGCATCAGACCGATTGCTCCTAGTTGGAGCCTTCATCCCTTCTTCCTCTAATGAAAATTTAATATACATTCGCTTTCCTTTACTTAATCATTCTAAAATTCTTTTTGAAACTTCTTGTCGAAAAACCCCATTTTGGAGCATGATCGACTCTGAAAAAATATACATGATTTTTGTGAACCACATCAGTCTCTTGCCATGACCAACAATTGATCTTGATCTCCTTAAATGTTGTATCAATCATTGTTACAACGTTATATAAACTTCCTCTTTTAGTCCTTTTTAACTCTGTCTCCTTTACTATCCCCCAGAATAGTTGGTCTGTTGTCCCATCAAATTCGCCAAGACATTTCATGTTGAATTCTTTTAATCTGTCCTCCATTTCTGGATCTACAATATAAAAAACTGGGTAAATCCCTGATGATTCAACCTTGAATTGGATATACTCTTGTTCATCAAAATCGTCACAACCTTTCGTTTCTTTGATCTTTTTTTCAAGCGCTTTTCTAGTCTTTGGCCTTGTTTCTAAAGCTGCCAAATAAAAGTGTTTAAAATTACTGTATACTTCCAAATCGATTAGATCATCAAGTGCACCAGACTTAAACAAAGATGTTAACACCTTTTTGTTAACTTTCCTTTTACTAATTCCAAACAACAATTTGTCCATCGTCAACGGACGTTGTTCAAAGATTTCCTCAATCGCTTTGGCACCAATTCCTTTGACTGCTGAAAGAGGTTGCGCAATTGTTGAGCCATCTCCAATTGGCTTCCATTTTCTGCTTGATTGGTTAACATCTGGCGATTTGATTGCAAAACCATATGATTTTGTCGCATTGATTGCGGAAACTTTTTGCTTCTCAGGAACCCTTTCTAAAACTGCCGCTAACCATTCAGCAGAATAATATGTAAAAAACCATGCGCATTGATACGAAATAATTGAATAAGCAATGGCGTGAATTTCATTGAAACCATATGCGGCAAAATAAACTAATTTTTCCAAAAGTTTATTGGCCATGAGATTGCTCATCCCATTTAGTTCGCAACCTTTTAAGAATTTTTCTTCTAAAGTTTGAAGGTAGCCATCTTTCCCAGTTCCTTTTTTTGTCAACAACTTTCTGAAAAATTGCCCTTCATCACTCGTTAACCCACCAAGTTGTGAAGCAATTGCAGAAATCTGCTCTTGATAAACAATCATCCCATATGTTTTAGACAAAATCCCTTCAAGAATTTTATGTTCATATCTAATCCTCAACGGATTATTTTTGTAAGTCAAATAATCTTTATCAGCACCAGCCCCTAAAGGCCCTGGGCGGTATAATGAAGTAACAGCAGACAATTCGTTAATGTTTGTTGGCGCAACGGACTTACAAAGCTCTTGAGCACCACTTTCAGTAAATTGAAAAATTCCTGGCCATCTCCCATCTTGAAAAACATATTTCCAAACTTTTTGATCATCCAAATCTAAAACATCTGGCGACATATTTTTATTATACCACTTCTGCACTTCGTCAAAAGAAGCCTCTTGCCCATTTTGCTTTTCCAAAATGTTTTCGATGCAGCTTTGGAACATCAACAATGTTGATAAGCCAAGTCTATCAAATTTAATGAACCCTAATGGTTCTAGGTGGCGTACATTCTGCCCTTCAGACCACGGCGTCTGAAGGATATAACCATTCAATCCTTGTTTTTTTCTGGCTTCTTTCTTATCTTTTGATAAAGCAGCAGAGCGAATTAATGGCATTTCTTCAATTAAATTATTTGAAACCAACATTCCACCAGCATGACGACTAACAGAACGAATTTGACCTTGCAGTGTGTCAATATATTTATCAACATCAGGATACTTTTTGAGATACGCCTTTAAGGTCTCAGAATGCGTTCTAAGCTCGTCGCCACTCAATGTATATGCACCTACCTTAATACCTTTTGCAGCCATTGCAGGCCCTTTCGCTTCTTCCTCCATCACCGTTGTTACTGCATTGACCTCCTCAAAACTGACTCCAAATAGTTTTGAAAGATCTTTCAAAACAGATTTAAACTTCAACCTGTTAAAGTTTGTAATTGAAACAACACTCTGCTCACCCCACTTTTTTATTAAGTGATCATGTACAGCCAAGTTGTCACCAAAATCAGTATCAATATCTGGATATCCTTTAGCACCTCTTGTCAAGAATCTTGAAAATTGCAATCCCCATTTAATAGGATCAAGTTGGGTAATGCCAAGCACATATGAAACTAATGAACCACCCGCTGAACCGCGTGAAGGGCCAATCAAAGTTATATCCTTTGCCTCTTTGATATATGCTCTTGAAGTAAGGAAATATTTTGAAAAATCTTGACTCTCGATTACTTCCAATTCTTCTTCTAATCTTTCGCGATATTCTTTCGAGTCAAGATTTTTTGACAGTAGTCCTGCTACAGCAACTTCCCTCAGATGTTCATTGACATCAACATTTTCTGGGACAACAAAATCAGGCAGTCGAACTTTTGTGTCGAATTCGATATTCCCAATCAACTCTTCAGAAATTTTATATGCATTTGTTATGCTTTTTAAGACCAAATCCTTGTCATATTTGTATCCCATCTTTTCAGAAGATTTTTCAAAAGACTCCATCATTTGCTCGCCATTTTTGGGATACAAATGGTAGCCAATTTCTTCTGCGCTTTCTGGCATTACGAACTCTTCATTGTTATATGAATTCAACCAGCCAAGCTTGTTATACAAATATCTATTCTGAAAATCTTCAGGTGTTGGATAATGACAATCAGCAGTTGAAATAAGTTCTAATTCGAGTTTTTTTGCAATTTCAATATTGATAATATTGGTCAAATGCTGTTCTTCAATATCGTTCCATTGAAGTTCGATAAAAAAACGTCTGCCAAAAATCTGTTTAAATCGGTCTGCCCAGAAAGCCATTTGCTCAATGGCTCTATCTTTATCTTCATTGATCCACCACTCCATATTCATTAACCCGCCAAGGCAAGCAGAAGTACAGACCAAACCTTCATTATGTTTTTTAATTAAATCCAAGTCAATTCTTGGCTTTCTATAAAAATTGTCTCCCATGTGTGATTTTGATACTAGCTGAAAAAGGTTTTTCAAACCCTTTTTGTCCTGGGCCAGAAGAACAACATGCCTTCTTTTATTTAAGGTGGCCAACTCTTCTGGATTTAATCTTCTTGCATCATCATCAATCTTTTTGGCCCTCTTGGAAAACTGCTTTTGGTCCATCGCCGCTTTCCATTCTTTCACAGAAGGTACAAAATAAGCTTCAACACCATAAATCGGCTTTAATACCTTCCCAGCTTCCTTCATCTTCTTTGCGTGTAAGATTTGGTATGAAAAGCCATTCATATTGCCGTGGTCTGTTAAGGCGTGGGCATTCATGCCATTCTCGAAGGCATAATCCATATATTCTCCGGGCATTCCGAAACCATCGAAAATAGAGAATCCTGAATGCGCATGAAGATTGACAAAATTAATCTTTTTCATTCTTTTCCTATTCTGTTTAAAACTTGATTGTTCAAGAGTCTTCTCTTCAACACTGTTTTTTTTCTTCGCTCTTTGTTCATAAGAAAACTACAATAATCTTCCCAATTTCTCAAATCATGGTGCCAACTTATTTCAAAATTTTTGTAATCAATCCCTTTCAACATATTTTGAACAGTTTTCTCTTTACTGTTTTTATAATTTTCGTGCATTCTTTCAAGCGAATTCAAATGATATGCAAAAGGAAGTTGATACCCATTCGCAGCATTCTTTTCCCCATCAGTTATGCAAAGCAATTCTCCGAAATTTGCTTTATCTAATCTTTTAAAGTGTGATACTTGTTTCAGTTCATTCGGATCATTGACAGTGAATGGAGGATGAACGTAAAACATATCTGGTAACGCATAATTGGAAAAATTCTTTATTAATCTTGATGGAATATAAGATGCATATAAAATAGAGAATGCTGTATTAGCATTATATATCATATCGTCTGGTTCCAACTGAATATAGAATAGAGGGATTATTCTTTTGTTCGCATGAAAGGCGGTTCTAAATCCCGTTTTTGCATTCTTTTTTTTAATTTCTATCGCATTTGTATATATCCTTGGACTCAAAATGGCATCACCAAATATTTTCTTCAACATTGGATGAATGAAATTTGGTGCCACAATCCATATATCAGTACATCCAGCCATTGCACATGAATTGATTGCATTTTCAATAATCGTTGTCGTCTCGCTTGTCGGCAACATCCAAGGATCATATGGCAAATCATATTCTAAATTTGATAGATTTAGAAGTGGAATAATTCCTGCCACAAACGAGAAATGGCTATAGCGCTCTTTGGAAATTTTGGAAAAATCCACGGCAATTTCCTTTCTTTCGGTTTAATATTTTCTAACAACATTTCTAAAGTATCATTTCTATATTCGATATTTCCATTATCTTCATCATAAAAAAACCAGTTTTTAAATTTGATTCTCCTAATCGGCTCTAGTAGAAAATCAGATTTATTAGCTTTTTGCTGATGTCTCACTGCATTTTGAAAATCATTATCAATCAAGATTTTATCAATCTCATGAAGAACAGCATTCGAGTCAAACTCTTTCTCCAATTCTTCAAGAGTCAAATAAGATTTGGAGACCAACAATTTTCTATTGCTTGATATCGCAGATGTTATATGAAAATTGTTCACAAATTTATTATCCCGTTCATAATATTCCAAATTTCTTTTTAGGAGTCTCCTAATTATGAACCAATCAATGACTACATATTCCCCCTCAATTCCATCAACAAAGTTTGCTTCAGAATTTTCAACAATATGAGTTTCAAACAGGATCAATCCATCATATTCAATCGTTTCTGTTGTAACATCATCAAGAGAAACCTTTAATTTGTTTTCTTCCTCAAGAATTGTGATATTTGTAACTCTATCGGAAAAAGGAAGCAAGCCTTGCAGTCCAAGATCGAACAAGAGCATTGCCTTGAGATTGTGGATCGTTGGGCCAACCTTTTTCAAACCTTCTATCATTTGAATTTGGCGATCTTTGAGAATTAACTTTGGGAAAAAATATTGGGCCAAATTCAAATCTGGTTCAAAGTAATCATACAAGGTTGTTGGGCCATCATAATGAATCATAATAAAATCATTTTTCCACGCGAATATGACTGATTCTACTGAATTCCCAACAACGATATTTCTCACTTTGATATCACAATAGAAGATAATGGAATTATTGTCAATTCTTTTTCGACACCATCAAAATCAATGTACTCAACCTTTTCGATAAGATGCGAAAAAACAAGTAATTTCTGATTTTTATGCAGAGTAACCTTATCATTTTCATATTTCGTTGTGACTGTCACCCAACAAAATTTTTCATCAATGGTCAAATTTTGTTCGCCAAAATCGAAAGATGTTTCCGCAATCTTCTTATCAACATATGCCTTCTTGGCATCAAACTTTTCTACAAGAACATAATCGTTGAATGTCATAAGCATTTCTTAACCCTCCTCTAATGCCAGTTCATCAAGAATTTTAAAAGTTATTGGGAAATGTTCTCTCAGATGTCTTTCAATAACTTCTGCAACCTTCCGGTGCTCCCATTGTGCATGAGTATCCAATCGCTGTTGAAGATAATGAATAAAGCTGCGCACCGAACCTGTCGCAATATAAGTTGTGTATAAATTTTGAGGCAAATATCCGCGCACTTGCTCCTTTGCAAACCCCCATGAAACAAGAGTATTATAAATATGCAACGTGAGCTGATGATACTGTTCAAGATACTGAACAAGATTAACTGATTCATCTGGATATGATGAAAAACAACCATTCTCAAAATATAATTCAGAATCATTCGTCAACTGTGGATTGAAAAATTCATCATAAGAACCTTGTTTATTCACTTTGTGCTGCCTTCGCAGTCCTTCTGGATTATTATACATCTCCATATCCACTGCGACATATCGTCTCGAAATTTCATTAAATTTTTGTGAACAATGACGATGATGCTGACTTCGCACAAAAAGCGGGACTTTGATCTTAAACTTGACATACGCTTGATCAAATGGAGACCAATGACCATTCTTCAACATATATCTCAACAATTTCCTATCAGAAAGATCAAGCAACTTTTTTTCATTGGAAAAGCTGATTCTTGCGGCATTGACAATCGCTAAATCATCACCCATGCAATCCACAAATTCAACTTCGCCAATATCATCTTCATACAGCTTCATAAAATCCCCTTTTTCAACCACATTTTGACCACCCACAATTCATGCAGGTTACACATCCCTCTTGATACTCTAATGAATTTTCTTCACCACACTCTTTACAATATCTTGTGCTGACTTTTTCTCCATCTTTGATATACTTCTTCAAAGCTCTAGCTAAAGATTTTGAGAACGAAAAGAAATCTGAATCCGGGTCCTTTTGAAGCTGGCTAACAATATCAGAAGGTTTTGCACCATGTCTTAAACCGAAAGAAACAAGTCGCGTTACAACTTCGTTATTCGGATTATCAAAAACTTTGGTAATTTCCTTTATCTCAAAATCCCCAGATTCAAAACGATACTTACTGTTTACTGTTTTAAATTGTTTTTTATACAAAAATCCCTTCATCAAATTGTTTGGAACCTCAATGTGTTCAGAAGAACCACCCATGACTTCATAAGGTTTTTTATTGTACAATCCAACAAAAATTATATATTTTTGCCCCTTAATTGTCATACGGTGGATATCACATTCCAGTTTCTCAGGTCTTTTTAAGGCATCTTTTTGAATAAATTCTTCTTTTTCTGACTCTTCCGACAATAAAATTCCATCTTTGGTGCCATCAATATAGACTGTAACACCTTTTAACCCTTTGCGCCAGGCTTCCATGTAAATTTCTTTGACAATTTCGACAGAAGTCCCTTTTGGAAGATTGATGGTCGAACTTATTGAATTATCAACACTCTTTTGAATGACTCCCTGAAGCTCAACACGTTTTTGCCAACTGATTTTGTCTGATGAAACAAAGTAATCAGGCAAGTTATTGACATCTCCGTTTGTTACCTTCCGCCATCTTTCAACATTGTGATGGAAAACTTTGAATTTGATAAATCTATCGCCAGTTTTGTCAACAAAATCAGGTTTGATGTTTTCACTTTCTGTCAGCTTTCGTCGTCTATCATGAACAAATCGAAAAACTGGTTCCAGACCGCTTGTAACCTGTGATTCAATCGCAACAGAACCAGTTGGCGCATTTGTTAACAATGCGACATTCCTTCGTCCATGCTTAGCAATTCTTTTTTGCAACCATTCTGGGAGTTGTTTGATAAATTCATTGTCCTTTTCTAATTCCCAATTGAAAAGTTCAAATGAACCACGTTCTATTGCGAGATTAACGCTTTCGTCATAACAAGAAATCATCTGTTTACGATAAATCTCGTCAACCATTTCTAATGCTTCGTCAGAATCGTATCTGATTCTCAATGCCGCTAAAGCATCAGCCAAACCATGAGTGCCAAGTCCTAAACGTCTTCCTAACTTCCCGATTTTATAGAACTTATTCCATAAGTCGATTTCATCTTCATCATCCAGTTTTTCCAAAATTTGAAGAATCTTTTCTAATTCCAATTCAACGAGATTGTCTCCAAGCCTTGTCTTAAATCTGCAATGCTTATCAAACAATTCAAAATCAAATCGAGCATCTTTCGTAAATGGATCGATAACATAACTTAGCAAATTGTGTGAAATCAATCTGCACGAATCATTCGCCCCAAGAGGGACTTCGCCACAAGGATTTGTTGTTATAGTCCTTAATGCTTCGTAAGCATATGTCGGAGTGTATCGCAACATTCGATCAAAATTAAAGATCCCAGGTGCCGCTGTTTTTGTCGCTGCTTCGACAATCGTTTCAAATAATTCTCTTGCATCAACCTCTTGCACAAAAGAAGGATTCGCGGAATCAACTGGCCATTGGAGTGTGAATTTTTCGCCATTTTCGACTGCTTGATAAAATTCATCAACCAATTTTAACGAAATATTCGCTCCAGTGACTTTTGTTTCATCGTACTTAGAAGTGGCAAATTTGACAACATCTGGATGTCTAACATCCAGTGAAATCAGAAGCGCTCCCCTTCTATTATTCTGACCAATCTTTTTGGTCACATACGAAAAAAGATCGGCAAAACTCCATGCACCAGTTGAGGAATTTGCGGAGTTATCAACATATGCTCCATCCCAACGCAACGAAGAAATATCAAGACCAACCCCACAACGCCTTTTGAAGAGGTTGGCCATATCTCCAGTTGTTTTGAAAATTCCGCTAATAGAATCAGATGGAGATGGTAAAACTGTACAATTCGATAACGAAATGGCTTTAGGATTTCCTAAGCCATACATTACAGAACCTTGTGGCACAATATATTTGAAATGTTTAAAAAGATTATAAAAACGTTTGGCTACTTCTTTAAAATTCTCTTGAGAATAATTGCATTCAATTCTGGCAAATTCTTTTGCCATCCTCCAATGCATTTCGTCTGGAGTCTTTTCTAAGAAGAAACCCTCCTTATCTTTTAGGAGATATTTTGTGTATGAAACGTTCGCTGCTAATGAATCACCTAAAAAATATTCCAAACACGCTTTTTCAACCTCTTTTCTCAAAAATTTTCTCATTTATCTCGAACTCCCTTACAATCACATTAGGTTTTTTAAATACCGTTTCGTTTTTAAAACAGTTGAGGCATTTCAATCTGCGAAAAACAAGTTTTTTAACAAATTTTATAAGCAGTTAATATTGCTTCAAAATAAGCACAATGCCTTTCACGATAAAAAGATAATTGTTCACGGCTCAACCAAGCGTGCGTGTTAAATTCGAGTTCGCGAAATTTTTGCATTTTCTGCTGAAAAATGAGAGATGATTGCAGAAAGTCAGCAATTTCTTCTTTGATGATGCGTAATTTCTCTTCGACAAAGTAAATTGTCTGACTCATTATTTCTGTTGTTAAAAATTCTGTTCTAATGACCTTTTCAACAAATTGTTGAAAATTATCTTTTTCAATTCTATGAATCAAGTGTTTGTAACAAAACATTTCTCCATTTCTTGTAAAATAAGGTTTTTCATTCATTTTAGAATAATCAAAAACCTCTTTCAAATTGCATTCCTGACATGCAAAAAACTCTTTGTTAAAATTTTTCATTTTTCCTCCATGGGACTCCTGAGATTCGAACTCAGAATCTACTGATTATGAGTCAGGTGCTTTAACCATTAAGCTAGAGTCCCCCAGAGAGCAATCTCATTTTTTTCTTCCACGAATTGCATCCTGGATCTTGTCCATATCAATCCGCTTTGAAACTGCTCCCGTCTGTCTTTCTAACACATTTATTACCGAATGTCCATAGTCAATCTCCATTGGAAAAACAATTCCATCTGGCCCGTTGCGATTCTTTGCCACTAACATCCTTCCAGTATTCTCTTCTTTATCTTCAAGAGTTCTGGAAATTGTCACAATCAAATCAGCATTCTGTGTTTTGCCATAACTTTCGCTAATATCCTCAAGTGTTACAACTTTTTGTGTCAACCCTTTTCTATTCGTTTGCGTTGCTGTTACAACAGCAATATTCAATTCAGCAGCCATATTCCGAAGCATATCAAAATTGCGCTTCAAATTGTGCCTTGTAGCCTCAAAAGAATCATCTCTGCCCTTTAAAAGATCTCCATAATCAACCGCAACCAAATCTGGGTAGAAATTCTTAACAGATTTAAGGCGATGAATATGATTTTTAAGCGTTTGAACAGTCACAGAAAATTGTGGATAATCTTTTATGACAAGAATTGCTCCAGTTTTACTGAAAATGTTGTTAATCTTCGATTCGACAACATCTTTTTTATACTCCAGCAAATCTAGGGCAATACCACTCAATTTTCCATCAATTCTTTGCCCAATTACACCTTCTGAAAGTTCAAAAGAATAGTAAATTGCATTCAAACCTTGTTTGACTGCTTCTGCTACAAGATGAGTCAACAAAAAAGATTTCCCACTCCCCGTTGAACCAATGATGACGCTCAATTCCTTCTTCGCAAGCCCACCCTTTGTTATTGCGTCAATTTCTTTCCAACCAGTAGAAATAACCTCCCTTGAATTTGCTCTATACCTGTCTTCAAAATCGTTGAAATAATCGTGGCCAAAATTTTGATCAATCCCCATTTTGAGTACTTCGCCAATTTTATCGCGAATTGTCTCAACTTCGTTTCGCTCAATCAATGGGATGCACTCTTGGAATGTTTCGATCAACGCCTTATTTTTAACGAAATCCAGAAATTTATCTTTAATATATTTTTCTTCCTCGATTGGTTTGTTGTCTTTAATCGTCTCCAGAAATGCCAATGCCTTATCCCGGACAATAATGTCGTCATTTGTCTTCTTCGGCATTTCAAGCTTCAAAATTGAACCAAACAGAATACTTTGAGGAAAGATCCCATATTCTTTTTTATAAGAATAAAAAATCCTCATGAATCCACTAAGATGCTCCAAATCAAAATAATCAAATTTAATCAATTCTTCGATTTGAGTTGCAAATTTGTGGTCAAAAAAAACTATCTGGACCAATTTCTCTTGGAAAATTCTGTCAAAATCAGCTTTCATTGAATTCCTTAAAAAGTTCTATAACTTTCTCAACAGTTTTCTTGGAAGGTTTTGGTTCAAGTTTGTTTAAATCAGATAGCAAATCACCATCAGATGAGAGGTAGTTGTCGTAATTTTTTGAAATAAGTTCGTTAATCTCATTAGCCGCCTTCTTTCGCTTTAAAGAAGTCTTCAAGAGTTCAAGGAGATCCTCTTTCTTCTCTTGCTTAACAGCATTGTAATAAGTTGCTTCAAGATTCGTCACCTGCTTTGAAAACTTCAACCCTCTTGGATCATATCCATCAGGGAGCGCTAAATCAGGTTTCTCGTACCATTCGTATTTCTCCTCTACCATTGGGACAACTTTTTCCGGTTCAAACTCTGGTTTTGATGAATCCCAAAGCATGTACCTTTCATCCATATAATCCCCATCCCATTCTATTTCAGGCCCTTCACTCGGCAACCATTCCTTGTAAACTCTCACATATGCTTGCCAAGGGAAATCTTCAATAAATTGTTTGTACTCTTCTGTTGTCAACATAATAGAAACATTGACGCGGTACTTCTCAAATTTGAAATAAGGAGATTTTGCAACAAGTGCCGTCTCCCTTCCGAATTCTTTTTCCCATTCCTCAAACCAATCTAAAAACCTACTTGTCGTTGCTTCATCATAAAAAATGAGTGCAGTTCTGGCAATGACATACTTCCTTCGATTTTCGCCTTTGTGGTTGAGTAAGCAATGAATCTTCTCGATGGCCTCTTGGCGAATCTCTTCTTTTTCCTCTTCAGTTTCCGCCGCTAAAAACTTCTCACCAAATTCGTAATCAAGCTGAGATTTTCTAACTGAATAAAGTGGACTATCGTTAACAACAGCCGATTTGATAACAATCCTACTCCAAGGATTGTTGATGTTTAGGGTTAGTGCCATGACAACATCTGGCTTTTTAAATTCGCGCATGTAAATCCTCAAAAAAAAAGGCAGAATGACTCTGCCTTGGATGATTCTTGTGGAGGGAATTAAATGTCAAATTGGACAGTCTTCAGTTTCCTATCAGACATGAGTTTGTTAATCCACTCACTTCTGATGAATTTTTCATAGAACTTCGCTGGCATTTTGTGGTTGAACTTTGCTTCGCTCAAATCTTTCCCATGGATTCGGAAAGCATAAAAGCTCCCTCGCCACTCGACTACAAAATGCCAAAAGCCTTTGTTGTAGCCAGAAAAACGTGCCACCCCTTCTTCAATGATTGTATCAATTCCTACTTCTCTCATCATTCCTCTCTATTTTTGAATAGTATCGTTCGTTTAGCAAACCATATATGCGGTTAGTCCATCCGTATATAACCTTATCATTCCCGGCCAAAATCGCATATATGGTTGTAGAAAAAATTGTTTTCTTTTCAAGCCAACTGTATTGTAAACATTTGGCTATTCTTGTAACTCCACCAACTTCACATAAAATGATATCATCAACTTTGTACTTCTGAAGTTGGATAGAATCGATTTTCACTCTAGGCTTTAAAATAATATTTAAATCCCTTCTGAAAATCCTTTTTGGATTATAATATGTGTCACCTCCTTCATGCAAGATTCTTAAAGCATGTTCTAAATCGTAGACACTCATCTTTTCCCGATTGCCCTCCAATATGCTAGATCATATTGAACCCATTTTCTTGTCCTTTTGCTGAAAAAGATATGAGTAATGTCTAGCAGATATTGCATCAAATTTCCTCCACTTCTTCAGGAAGTTCCGGCAGACTTTCGTTCATTTCAAAAAAATCGTTAACCTCTTGTGGAGTCAAATTACCTTCTTCAATACTCTTCTTCAAAAGAGCAACAACTTTTTCATCGCCAACTCCCTTATCAACTTTGATAATTTTACCAAGACCATCACGCATTTGCTCAAGCATTTTAATTTCGTACTTCAAATAAAAAAGTGCTTTTTCCAATTCATCAATTGGGTCATTGCCTTTAAAATCTTTCCTGACAATGTATTTGACGGTGTTCCCAAGATTAAAATTCAATTTCCAATCATTGATGGCGTCAATGACTTCAATGTTGCCCTGATTATAATAATCAGGGTGTTCGATTTGTGTCTTCTCACTCATAATCCCCTCCAATGTGCCTTCAGCATACCCTGTTTAGTCGTGTTTGTCAAGCCTCACGCTAATCTTTCGAGTTTCAAACAGCAAACTTTTTCGGAATAATTGCAGAAATATCCTCTGAATAGAGTTCATATCTTCTTGTGCCAGAAGATGCAGGAATGGAACGCGACAATCTGTAATACTTTCCCTTATTTTTCTTAAAACGATGAGGCATAACTTCTCTTAGTTTTTTGAAAATTGTTCTTTCCAGTTCATCATGTTTGAATCTTGATGAATCAAGAGTGACAAAAATTTTATCATCAACCTCCTCGTAAAGAAAAGAGCTTTTGACAAGAATTTCCTTTACCGAATCATAACACTCAAATTCAGCACTGTGCTTAACAATTTCTTTCTTGCACTCTAAACGCATTTCGCTATTAAATAATAAATGATTGTTTTCAGTTAAGTGCCTAACAGAAGCGTTTATTTCTGAGACCTTTAATCCTGCCTTCTCACCTAACTTCACAAGTTCACTTCTCGCAATTGGCCCCTCCAATGCTACAATATGATAAATAAACTCTCTTTGTTGTTCTTTATTCGTCATCTTCCCACTCATCTTCCAAAGCATCATCAATCATTCTTTGAGCTTGTTGCTTTTTTGAACCCTTTTTCCTCTTGTCCTTATGACCGCCCTTCCCCGTTCTAAAAATGAGTTGATAAGCAAATGGATCACGTTTCTTCAAATCTTCTTTCTTGTTCTTTTTAGCCATTTTAGGTCCTAATCAGTTCTCCATTATTCAAATACGCATACGTTCCATTTAAGGAGCGCATTTCTTTTACTAATTTGCCCCAATTCTCGATAATCGACTCCCAATGAGGAAGATTTTTCAGAGCCTCAAATGAATCTTCGATTTCTGGGAACATTTGAACAATTTTGATGCACCTTCCCAAATCTCCTGAATCCAAAGGATGATGAGACACAATGTGAATCCCCATCGCAACTGCCAACATTGTTGCTGCACTTTTTCCTAGCGTTTCTTCACCAGCAGCAGCCTTCAAAAGAAATTCAAGTTTCTTCCTTTCACTCATTGTGACCTTTTAGTCTAGAAGAAGAGTTTGTCTACCTTTGAATTCCAAAAGCAATCCGTTTTTTGAAACCTCCCAGCCTTTTCCCTCAAAATGTTCAACAATCACATCTTGCTTATCCGCTGGGATAGCTATGCTTCTTTCACCACGTTTCAAAATTTTATTTATAATCTTCACCAAATCTTGTTCTTTTACACTCATCTTGCACTCCTTGTAAAATCTATATAGCCTTGATAATTCTATCACATGCTTTGATCAAGGTTATATAAAACATCTCCTTAATTTTATCATTTTCAAACATCGAAAGGAAACGATTCTTATCAAATCTTACCTCCTTTTCACGAAGATCTTTAAATTCAAATTCGATATGATCTGTTGTGTAAGGATTCTTCAACTGAATGATGGAATAATTCTCCTCAAGCAGCTCTAAATTCTCCGCAAGATTTTCGAAAATCTTTTTCTTTGATGTCTTCCTCTTCTCATTTGCCATTGCAACAAGCTTCGCAGCACTTATTTCTTCTGATTTAGAAAATTCTGGGAATTCTTTCAGCAACGTTTTAAAACCGACCCGTTTGATTCCCTTAATGTTGTCTGAATTATCTCCTGCAACTGCTTTTGCCAAAGCAAAATTATTCGGATGAATTCCATATTCTTTAATCATGTCGAACGTGTTCAACATTTTGTCTTCAATTGTTTTTCTAGGAGTCGGTTTATAAACCAACGTCTTTTTATCCAACAATTGAAACATATCATGGTCCGCTGACATGATGATTTTTTCATCATCTGGCAAACGGTTTTTAATTTGAGCAATCACATCATCTGCTTCAACCCCTGCAAACTTAAATTGCAAAAATGGTAAGGCACTTAAATATTCCCTCACTCTATCCTCTTGCCAAAAACGGTTTGACATAATTTCTTTATTCGTCATAGAACCGCTGTGCAATGGCTTGAGGAATCCTCTGTTGCCTTTGTAATTCTCATTGATAGCTTTTCGCTTATCAGAACCTCCCTTTTCATCCCAAACGATTATAACACGATCAGGAACGGTTTTTTTAATCACCTTTTGAATGATTTGCAACGAACCAATTACGCCACCAATCGGTCTCCCATCATTGTCCAATTGTGGCGCGACAATCCAAGAGCGAATAAATTGATTCGTCATATCGACGATTAAATATCTCATCGGTACTCATGAAAGCTGCGAACATTGAATTCTCTTGTCATATCATTTGCTTCACGAAAAATGACCATCATACGGAACAGTTCAGCATCTTCCTTCAAAAGAGATCTTTGTTCCTTCGTTAAGCTGTGAAAAAACTTCATTTGCATATGGTGCTTCACAATTTTCGAAACAATCTCTGGATCAGCTTTCATTCTTCGAACAAATTTCGAAAATTTGTTTACAAGTTCAGAAGAAATTCTGTCATGATTGACGAATATTTCTCCAACAATGTTGTTGATCTTCTTTTTAGTGCCAACTTTTCCCATATCATGGAAAAAGGCACTGAGAATTAAATTCTTATCCCTTGTTTTGTCAAGTCGATCAACCACAATCATTGTGTGCTGATAAGCATTCATTTCAGGATGATGAATATTGCTTTCCTTAACATCCTTCAATGCTTCAACTTTATTGACAAGTTCCATTGGTGCAGTTTGCATAATTGTCTTGAAGTCCATTTTATTCTCCTTCGCTCAAATAAGGTGTTAAATCTGGAAATAACTCATCTGTTGTCAACACTTGATAATTCTTTGGAGTTATATTCACTCCAATTGAGACATAAATACTCCTGTCATATTCGTAAAAAATTGAAAAAAGCTTAATCAATATTTTTCTATCAAGTTTTGTTTTGAGAAAAAACTTCTCTGAAGAAGTTGCTATAAAACACCCTCTATCACGCATAATGATTCTTTGATATAAGTATAGTGGTCCGTATCATGCAAATGATTGAAATATATTCGGAAATATTCTTTGTCGCATCCTACTCCCATCTTGTAATATTTCCATGAAAGAAAAGTCTTGTCCCAAAGCACATCAAAATCAGTTCTATAGCCATAAACTAATTCGTTAACCAGACTATTCGCCACATATCCGCGCACTTCCGCTTGCGAACGAAAAAAAGAACCGGGGAGAAGTTTAAAAAGGCCAATTGACAATAACCAAAACGCCAAGATCGGCTCATGTGCCGCAAATGATATCATAATGAATGGGAGAAAGAAAATAAAATCAATTTGTGACGACAAATAACCGTAAGAAAATGAAAGCTTCCCCTCTTTGAAATCACGCAAATGCGCAAATTCGTGCGCAAGAATAGCAAATGCCCTTTTTCTTTCTCCTTCATTCACCTCCTTTGGAATATAAACTTTGTTTCCAATCGTTGTTGTCATCTTCATGAAGTTTTTGTTAAAAAACAGAAGAATTGACAAAAACTTCATGAACCAACTTTTTTCCTTTTCAACAATTTCAAATTCTGGGATCTCCTTTGAAATTGTCCTCAAAAGGTTTTCAATTGACCTCTCCCAATCAATGCTATTCATCATTTCTCCAACATTTCTTCAACGATTTCGCAACACAATTTGTCAAGCCTTTTTCTATTGGGCTTGTTTGGCAAATCGCTTGTTTTGTACAACTCTGCGAATTTGTCTTCCTGTTTTTCAACCCAATTGATTGCTCCATCATTTGTCCTCGCAGGAAGATATTCGTGCCTCGTGCATCTTCATCAGAGCCGTGTACACCTCGCAGACAATAGATTTATCTAGCTTCAATTTGAGGAAGATTGGCTGGTTGTATAATTTTATCCCGTACAGTGGCAACAATTCGCGGGTGAGGTATCGTCGAAGTCTCTCCTCGAAAAGTTGCTCAATATCTCTTTGTGTCTTCCGGTTCATCTGTATGGTCCTCTGGTCTATCCCCATTTCTTCTAACCTTGTGGTTTCATGAAGTTTTTATTAAAAAACAGAAGAATTGACAAAAACTTCATGAACCAACTTTTTTTCTTTTCGACAATTTCAAATTCTGGGATTTCCTTTGAAATTGTCCTCAAAAGGTTTTCGATTGACTTTTCCAATCAATGTTGTTCATCATTTTTCCATCATTTCTCCAACAATTTCGCAGCACAATTTGTCAAGCTTTTGTCTGTTGGGCTTGTTCGGCAAATCGCTTGTTTTGTACAACTCTGCGAATTTGTCTTCCTGTTTTTCAACCCAATTGATGAGTTTTTCATAAGGCCATGCCCCACTTCTGATTTCCAAAAGTTCTTCAGCGTCAGGTCTTCGGACTCGGACAATTCCAGTTTCTAAAATTTCTGTACCCATGCGACACAATCGAACAAGATGCATTGCATGTTTTGCATCATATCCGAATGCTGCTTCCAAAGCAGCTCTTTTTTTATTCCTGTTTAACTTCCAGTTCTGATAATTCTTCCAATTCTTTTTGGCATCAGCATATCCCCTTTCTCTCATCAAAAGCTGTACAAAATTTTCATCGATTCCAATAACTCTTGCAGCAGCAGAAAATTGTTGCTCGCCTTTTCCCAACTGCATTTCTTCAAGAATCTCTTGCAATTCTTCTTTAAATTTTCTCCTTTCGTTGATCTCAAAAATTTCCCAATCAATTTGCCAAGAGTCAAGCTTTCTTTGGATCAAAGAATTTAAAGCGCCCATTTGTTCACGAGGCAAAGGTTTCCTTTTTGGGAGATCAAAATCAGAACGTTTTGGCTGTTTTTTGGGAGGATTGAGCAGCCATTTTTTATGAGTTTTGATTCTCTTCAATTGACTCATTGCGTATCCCAGAAAAGTATATCTCACCTTCTTGGATAAGAATAAGTCACGGTTATCCAGCAGTTTTTGAGCACTTGAAGTCACTTTCAAATGATCTTCTGGATCTGTCCAAAGCATTTCCAAAATTGATGGATTGGCCTTGGCTGCAAGGTCCATAAATTTTTGCAATTCATAGACAACCGCATCGGGCTCTTTGAAAATAGCTTGTTCAAACTTCTTCACAAAACCATGATAAAATTCTTTTGGAGCAACTGCAATTCCTCTGATGTCCAAATCAGAAGTCGGCAAAGATGTTCCATAAGCTTGTGAACCAGTTTTTGTTAAGAAAATTGTTCTGTCGTTGAGCCAAGGAGTTCCAGACTGTTTTGGAAGTTTCATTTTTTGTCTATGCTTGTACAATTGTGAAGTTTCAAAGAATTTTTCACCACTCAAGAACATCTTTATTTCTTTTCGTTTATGAAATTGTACAACTGTTTCATTAATTCCCATTTGGAAGTAGTAGTGCTCCAATCCCCAAGAGGGGCCAGTTCCATCCCAATTGAATTAAAACTGGCCCCTCTTTCAATCAAAATGTCAATAAGCTCATCATCGCATTCGTGTTCAATCGCAGCCTGCAACAGCATGTTGTTATTAGAAGTCAAATCCAATTGTTCAAACTCGTTAACAACAAATCTGAACAATTCTGTTTTGTTAACTTCTATTGCTGCCAACAAAAAAGTTAACAAAAACTGCTCGCCAATTTTTTTATATTCTCTTGAATATAAAAAAGGTTCTTCAAAAAAAACTTGTACATCATATTGCTCAACTTTTCTTAGTGCAGCTTTTTTCAAAGCTGTTAAAGAACTGTGCCTCATTAATACTCTTAACATCGAAGTGTTTTTCACTTCGACCATTTCCTCACTCAAATCAAATTCATAACGATCTTTCCCCAGCTTGTTTAAAATAAACGAAACAACCAACTCATTTATGCCAGACATTTCATTTAAATAAACTTTTAATGCCTTTCGCATCTCCTTATTCGAATATTTGAATCTCCTCACAATTTGGTAGAATATCTCTCTGTTTCCCCTGTTGTTCATCGCATATTGCAATCTCGGTTTTTCCCATTCGATCATGTTGCAATCAAACTCGTTTATAGCAAATTCGACATAATCAATATCAAATTGTTCAACGATTCTTTCGAGGATTTGTTGTGCTGACATTTTCTCTCCATGTGCTAAGGTTTGCACCACATTTCCCACCATGCCACAATAGCGCTGTTTTGTCAAGCATGGTGAAAATGTGGCGTGTTTCAAATTAAAAACTTTTGAATCCTGCTTCACAAAATGGTGAAGCAGGATTTTTAACGCGCTTTAGAATGGAATATCTGGATCATCAAATGCTGCAAATTTTGTCGAAGCGTCATCGTCTCCGCCTCTCATACTTTCGTTTGAAACATCTTCGACAGTTCCGCCAGTTGCCAGAACATATCCCTTATAGAACTTGTCAGCAAGATTTACCATTTCTTCATGAGGCATTTTGACAAAATATTTTGCCATTTCGCCAGAAGAAATCAATGATGTTTTGTCAAAAATCTCCTGGATTTCTTCGTCTGAAGAAGCCAATGGAACAGACTTTGGACGAATTTTAATGCTGTACTCATTGAATTGCTTCCCCTTTACCAACTCTGCTTTGATGTCAAAGCCTTCATGAACATCGGCAATGTTGCCCCAATCTTCATCAACGAAATATTTCATGAGTTTATCATGAACGTTGCTAGAATAACCCCAAATAAGAGGTCCTTGTTCATTCTCGTTCAATTTCCGTGGGAGGACGTAAGAATAAAAGCGATGAACAGAGAAAAGCGACTTAACAAGGCGTGAAACCCTGTTTGCTTCTGGATTGTTAAATCTTTCATCACGACTTGGCCATCTCTCTTTGACCTGATCCCACAATGCGTAAGAAAGATTGCAGATTGGACATTCGCCACCATAGGTTCTTTTAGGACAAATGAAAGCAACGCGCTCCTTTTGACCTGGAATTGTCACATAATGAAAATGCCTTTCTTCGGCAAAATCATTTTCCAATTTCACTTCTGGGTGTTCAATGAGGCGGATTATTCTTGTTTCGTTCTCTTGACATTTAAAGAAAAATGTCTGGTTGTTGCCTCCAGACTTGATGTTTTTCCCTTCGCTGGCGTCCTGAAATTTTTGTTTGATTGCGTCTAAATTAAAAGCCATTGGTCTTTCCTTTTTGTTAAATTGATGTTCTTGTTAGGCACAAACCTTCACTTCTGTCCATTGTTGAGTGTACTGTGAAGGTGATTTGCATTTGATCTTCTGTTTTTCTGATATTATTTATGATTCTGTTGGCTATCTCTGTGTTTCGCGCATCCTCCTTGTTCAAAAAAATGAAAAAATGTTTGCTTCTCGGCTGTTTAAACTCCGCAAAAAGAACCGTCTCAAAAGTCTCTAAGTTAAGTACTCCAAGTGTTTCGATTCTGGCATATTCTGCCACTTTGTTGAATTTTGAGCCATATAATCTTTCCCCTTCGAGACCTTCGTACAATAGAAACAAATACCATGAGATCAATTCATTAATTCTTGAATAAAGATTAATAAAATTAACACCAGGTTCTTTTCTAACGAGATTAATTAGTCTCTGATTATTAAAAATCAATAATCTTTCGATATAACCTGATAAAGCAACATCTTTTAGCACTTTGTTAAAGATTACACTATGCTTTTCAACTTCTTTTGTCATCAAAGATTTTTCAGTCTGAATCTGGATAAGATTGATTCTATTGTTTCTTGAAATCAGAACGGCAAGCAGACTCAAAGTTATCCCAGAAATTTTTGATCCATCTGAGACAAATAAAAAGATCTCTTCTCCAAGTGGCAAAAGATCTAAATCAATAGCAAAATTCCTTTCGTATTCTTTTGCCGAATTTTGTTCATTTATAACAATAGTTCTATTATTTTTTCTTTCTGAGTCAATGCTTAAAACTTCGCATGCTGAATGCAATGAATATTTGAGCCCTATTTGAAAGCTTGCTTCACCTATTGTTATAATTTTCATTCTCAGCTCACAAAATCATGAAGAATCACGTGGGACTTGGACATCATTGTTCCAAGTTGTCTAATCATCGCATTCCAATTGGAAGTTTTAGGAGTTGTAATCCGCACAAAAATTCCATTCTCATCTGAATAAGTGTATATTGCCTCATAACCTTCATCTTTTTTGAGTTCGATAGTGCTTGTTTCGCCTTCAAAACGAACATTTGCTCTCTTTGTCGTAAGATCTTTAAACTCTTCTGGGATATTTTCAACCAATTGCTTTAAGTTTGTAATCATCTTCTTTCCTTGTCCTTTAAAAAAATATAACCTTTTACAAATCAATTTCCACTGGGATATGTTTTTATAATCCCTGTCCTCCTCTTTTACTTGTCATGGGACTCCTGAGATTTGAACTCAGAATCTACTGATTAAAAGTCAGTTGCTTTACCGTTAAGCTAAAGTCCCTTCAACCTCAAGTCATGCACACACTGTAACACCGTCCGGCGCATCTGTCAAGCACGCTATGAATTTGCGTGGTTTTAAAATTTTCTCTATATTCCACACTATTAGTGCAATCTTTCGCTCTTACAGCGAACTTGTTCACCATTCTCTCTCTGGGATTTTTACCATCTCAAATGCTGGGATAGACTTTCTTTTATTTTTATAAATTTTAAATCTGATCCCAAATCACTCTTAGATATTATCAACTTGTTTATGACCTTTTTAGAACTCTTTTCTTTCTAAGTTACAATTTAACATTTTTTTCAAAAGGTTTTTTAATAAGTATCTGCTTCAAATAAAACTTGGGAAATTTCTTTTGATTTATCAAAAGACAGAGGTCGGCCCTTAAATTTATTTGGAAGACTTTGTGTTTTGGATTGTTATTGTGAAATCTTTTTATTATAAAATTGAATTGTTAAACTTTATTTTTTTTTAATATATGTTTCAAACTGTCCTTATCAACATGTTTGATGTTCCTTGATTATATCATACTTTTGGCCAAAAATCAAGCGAAAAGCGACATGAAATTCAAAGTTTTTTCACATTCGCTTTAAAATGTGCCAACTCACAGTTTTCAAAGGCTTTTTTAAGGTCGCCAATCATGCCTTCATCTTCATGCGCAAAGTCGATGACCACACTGTCATGAATTGCATAAACAATCTTGCTTCTTTTTCCTCTCAACATCTCCCAGACTCTAACAAGACCTCTTGAGAATATGCTAGCACTTGTCCTTTGCATCAAATAAGAATTGGCTCTTCTTTCATCTGCAATTGCACTCTCTCCAAAAGGATCTGTCACAATCATGTCAAATCCTTCCACATTCACTCCCAGATTGCTTTCAACAGTTTTTATGGACTCTTGCTTGCGTTTCCATTGTGCGAGCTTAGAGGGGCAATACAGCTTGTTTAAGGCAGTGTCAACTTCTTCAGCACATTTCCCACCATACAACCATTTGAAAAAAATTTGTTTCACCTCTTGTCTTGAAAAATTAGGGAACAACTTTTGACGATGCCATTCGTGAGGATCATGTAATGGTTGTTCAATCCCACACAAGAATAGAAACGATCTTATATCAATTGCATTATAATCAATTTCTAAAAAGAAATCGTTGTTTGGAATAATCTTAAATCTTTCTTCTTTTTTCAAGTTCATGATTGGGAAAGAATTTTCTTTTAAAACAAACCGCCCAGTTTTTCCTCCAAAAGGATTAAAACGAATTCTTTGGAACAAATGGTTCCCATGAAGTTTTGAAATATTTAAGACATTTGTTTCAATATCTTTGCAAACAATTGCCAATTTTTGTTTATGATGAAGATTGATTGGCTTTATCCAATTTTTCATCAATTCACATTTCAAGAACAAATACTTTTCCAGAATGTGTCTTGGGAAATATTTGAATACTGGCCTTGAAACAAAAACATGTGAAGTCTGTATTGAATTGAAAATCGCCTGATTTCGTTGAATATTCTGTTCCCACTGTTCTTCCAAGCCTGCCCTTTTTGCAAGAGTTGATAGGTCGTTTTCAATACTGAGAATCTTGTATTCTTTTCCTTCAAAAAATTTCAATGTCCCAGGAGAAATATCCCAAATTGAAAAAGGTTCTTCATTGGGAAGAACCTTTGCATCAACAAGCCCAGTTTCTTGAGAATAGTAAGCAACCATTTGCTCACCCTCAAAAAAAATGTGATAAATCATTTTATATTTCCCAAAAAGTTGTTAATATATCTCACAGCGCTTAAAATTCCAAACCTCATTTCGATTGTGTCAAAAGTCGCAACCTCGCTATCAATTATGCTTTTGTCAAGCTTGTGTAGCACCTTTAACTCGATTGCTCGCGTTTGCAAGTACACCATTATCCACCCGTGTCTGTCAAGCTTGTCCACGAATTGTTTGAGACTCAGTTGGTTTGGTTTGAAACTTCTTGCTTTCGTTGAATAATTTTTGTTAACATATGGCTTGACAACTTCGGGTCGGAGCTTGACCACGTTTGAGTAAATTTGCCAAAGACAAAGTTGCATATTCTCAATTTCAGAAAGCTCAATGTTATAGAATTTGTTTTTAAACATCGATTCAGCAGTTTCTTGCATGATTACTTGTGAATTTAAATTGGCAATAATCCTCCATGGGCGCTCATTGTCAACGTAAAAACCAAATGAATTAGCCAAGATTAACCAATCATTAAAAAATCTGTCTGAAGGCCATCTTTCATTTTGCTTATTAAGGTTGATAATAAAACCACTCATTTCGTTGGGGCAAGTGGAATTTTTGATATATGTTGAACGATTGATCGTGAACATTTGTTGATTATAAAAGTGAAGAAATTTATCCAAAAAAAATGATACACTTTCGATAAAAATATTTTCTTGAATAAACTTATGAACATAATAATTGTAAGCAATGTTCAAATGGTTCTTGAAAAGCTGATCAAGACTTTCCCAACCGGAAACGGGTCTTAGCCCAAACAGAACAGAATCTTGTTTAATTCTCCCAAATGATATTTTTTTATAAAGAGCATTTAACAAATTGTCTAAAGAATGGATAACAAAATCTAATGCAAAAACTTTTTGATTGTATCGGCTCACCTTCAGGAAATTTTCTGAAGGCATCACCAAATCTCCTTGAGCATCCACTTTGCCATAGAATCTTTTATCTTCAAGCAATGAAATGCTATTAAATCTTTTCTTATTTCTTTTGAAATGATCCTTAAGCTTTTTAAATTGAATATTTTTTTTCTTAATCGCCATCTTCTTCTAGCCGTTTTTTAATTGTATTTACTACGTTTTCTAAAGATGAGTGATATTCTTCTTTTTTCGGCAATACAACCTCAATATCTGGTGCTATATCAAATGCGTTAACTTTTCTTCCACCAGCCTCACCTTCATCACCATTTTCTTTAACAAAAGATTGCCATTTAGCGTCAATAACTGTTTCAAAAGAACCGTTGGTGAATTCACTTTCAACTCTAGTTATTAAATAATAACCACCAATTCCCAATTTGTACGCAATAGAATTAACATTTGCTGGGTCTCCATAACCAAAAAGAGTTGGATTGATATAAATTAGTTGTCCTGTCAAAAATAGGCTATTGCCAATCATTGTCATTTCAACATCATAATATTTGGCAATAATATCTAATTGTTTTGAATCTACCTTTTGCAGATTAGCCTCACGGACATGTGCCAAAGTGTTGTTTTTAAACTTAATTGTTTTCAATAACCCTCTACTGTTACCAATCCAAAAATGATAAATTCCTTGTTCAAAATCTTCTATAGGATCTCCATTGAAATTCCCATCATTTACCTGCCCAGAATTTAATAAAACATATGTAAAATCTGTCTTATCTGTTTTGAAACTTGCTAAATAACTTTGCTGGAAGAAATCTATAACATCCCTCCTTTCTAGGTCAAGTCTTCTGTTTAAATTTTGATGTGGTGTTTGAACAAGATTGGCAATAGGGTTTTCTCCATTTTTTGTTTGAAGCGTAAAAGTGCTGACATCAATCTGGTTTAAACGGAACATCCTATTTTCAAAACATTGTGATTTAATGGCAGCCGGAACGATCTCAGCGACAATATCAGAAAGAAATTCCCTCAAATGATACTTGTTTCTCTGCGGTTTCACAATTTTATTCAAAAACCACTCAAAAAAAAGTTCAAAAGAAATTGGCAAATCTGCAATATTAATCGAAAATTTTCTATCGCCAGAAAAAAGCTGGATATCTCCCAATAAAATTGTCATATTCTTTATGAAGGGGAATGGAGTTTCAATAGAATATAATGGGTTTAATGCCTCTTCAATAATGTCACCAAGGAAGACAAATGTATTCCGAGTATATTCAGGGTTATCCCCCTCGAAGAAATCATCAATTTCTCTAACATCTTCTAATACGTTGTCTACCCCTTCACCCTTAAAAAATCCATGAGTTCTTTCGGCAATTGTTTTTTGACCCAATTTGTGAATCGCTTGCTCATCCTGTTCATCACTCATTGAAAGGCCATCAACTTCTTTTTGCAAATTTGCAGTGCCAAAAAGTGTCACAACAGAATCAAATGGTAAGTCGCTTGAAACAATTTTGATATTCTGGAATGGGAATCTGGCAGCGGCAGACTCTTGCAATTCATTTCTGCTCAAAGTTGCTACGTCAGTTGTTTCGAGGCCACGAACAAAATTGTCAAACATACCAAATGAAAGATTGTTAACTTCCAAAACGCTATGAATAAATTCAATATCGTGCTTCGGGATATCGACATAAAAAACTCTTCCACGCTCCAACATCCCTTGAATGATATCTTGATAGCGTTTGTTTTTACTAATTCTTAACTTGTTTAGAACATTGGAGCGTTCCTGTTGCACCTCTTCTAGATGTTTATCAATCGTCTCTTTTTTTTCAAACAAATCGCTGCCCAACAAATCTCCATTATCTTCGACATATTTTTCACGATTTTTGGCAATTCGTTTCTTCTGATCGCGTGCCAATTCTATAGCGCTTTTATAATGATTGTCGGTATATCTTGAACCAGCAGATATATATCCAACATCCATATCGCCTTCTATCTCTTCTAGTGTTGTATCACCAAGATTTTTTTCGACTTTTTCCCACCGCTCTTGGCCATACTGTTTAGAAAGTTCCCCTTCAACTTCGATTTTTTCTTTTGTTGAAGTCAGCTCTTTCTTTTTGATCTCAATCGAATCCAATTCTAATTGTCTTATTTCGGGATTGCTTAGGATGTTAGTTCTATCAGACAGCATCAAGGCGTCCGCTGTACCCTTGTAAGTCACTTTTAGTTCCACTTGGCCATTTTCATTCATATTGATTTCATGGTCAATAACATTCAAAGCATATGTCGTCGTAAACCCATCAATATTCTCCCAGAGAGTTCTTGTCAAAACATCCCCAGAAGGTTTGGCCCACCCTATAACCGCTTTTATTGTATAATAATAAGGATCAAACTTCCAAAGTTCAGCACCATTTAGAGGTAGCGAAGCAAGATCTATATACCTTACTTTATACTCCTTACCATCATGGATTTCATAATTGCAGTGATCAAGCAAATCTTCAAGTGAACGCATGACAATCGTCAATTCTGCTTGAATTAAATTCCTTGTTGTAAAATCGCCTCCTTCAACAGTTATTGTAAAGCTCTTTAGCCCAACATCTTTCGGAACACCAAGTGTTATATCATCTTCTTGTAAGTTGTTTGAAAGAGTTAAGGTGTTGTAGTTAAAGGAAAAATCTGAAAAATGTGAACGAAACTTAAATTCAACATCTCTTGTGTTGGTCAAATCTTCAGGATTCTCTAGCGGGAAACTTTTAAATAAACGGATTCTTGGGATTAATGACGAAGCTTGTGCACTATCAAGTGAAAAAAGTTCGTTGACACCTTTCCTCGCAAGAAATGTTGAAGTTCTTTTCCCAGAACCACTTTTTAATGGAATAAAATTTTTGTATCCGAAGTCGGGATTATTCGCATTAGCTTCTGCCAATTTTTTTGCTGCTACTAAAAGCGTACATTGGTTGCGATAAGAACTTTTTGAAGAATCATTGTGTTCCTTGGCATCAGGTATAGCATTCTCGCTTGAAGATTCTTCAAGAGCTTTTTTCTCTGCCCTCATGTTATCGCGCGTTACTATAGTTTGATCAAAATTAATTTCACCAGCCACTTTACAACTCCAAAATTTGCAAAGCCATTTCTAAAGGCTGTGGAATATAGACTTTATCACCAATTCTATAGAATGCGTCAGTTGGTCTCATATTGAAAATTGCAATAACTTCCCAATATTTCCAATGTTTATAAAAATTTTCTGCAAGGTTGCTTAAAGAATCACCGCTTTTCCAAATATGAGTTACCAACTTAATATTCCTCATTTTATCAGCATTAGGGTATTTTATTGGGAAAGTTGGATAAAGATTAACAAACTTCACTCCAAGATTATCAAACCACTCTTGATAACGTTCATTATCCAATCGCAAAGCTTTTTTAGAATCATATCTCATTTTTATTAAGTCCCTTGACTGAATAGCATATTAACAAGCGAATCTTCGACAATTTGATTATGCGTTTCGTTCATTTCCTCTTGGATAGAAGTTCTATCATCATTAATGCATTGAGGATCAGAAGACATAGAACAATCAACATCTGGGCAATTGCCACCACATTCATTACATACTTCTCCTTCGCTTATTCCTTGAGAAACATTTTCACATGAGTTTCCAACTGGTTCCTCATAAAAAGCATCTTCTCTTCCAGGACCACCACCATCGTTTGCAATCAAATATGGGAAATTAGCCCCCCTTCTTTGGCTACTATTATTTGGATTGGTCCTTTTTTTATGGTCCATACCCCATCCTAGTTCGTGAGTATGTAAAACTTTCAGATCAAAAGAAAGTTCAACAAGCTTTGGCAAAAACGCTCCTTTTGCTGGTGTAAAATACCCCATTTCATTAACAGGATTGAATTCAAATCCACTCATTTTGCACAACAAACCAGCACTTTTTGCCGAACCAACATTGGCAGCAGTCGGCAATGTTATTAAATTCCCCATTTTCACTTTAAATAATGGTGGAGTGCTAATCGTATTCGCGTTTGCAAACATCCAATCTTCGCTTGAAAAATGCTCCTCATATCCCGGATATTGGAAACTAGCCAGTTTTGAAATTTTTTCCATATTTTTAAACGCTTCTAATGCTGAATACGCAGGAACATTGAATGATATATTTATTTCTCGAATTGTTCCTGCAAATGTCAAAATTTCATCCATCCTACCGTACACAGCAGTTTCTTCCCAATTTTGAGAAAATTTATCGCTAAAATTTGTCAACATTGCATTAAACGAAATTTCAGAATTTGCTGGTACTGAATAAATTTTTAATTTAGTATAATTGTTGGAAAGGATATTAACATATGGATCTTCTTTAATATCTTCAAAAGGACTATTGTGTTTTTTTGCTTTTTTTCCTTCCATTATGTACTTTTTATCCTCTTGGCAAAATTATAAGATTTTGTTCTATTGTTTTCAATTCTTTTAACAGCTTTTGCAGAAATCTCTTTACTGTCTAAATAAACTTTAACAACAATTCCACCATTTTCGTGCCCATCAGACTTGGAAGCAATCGCTTTTAACAATTCAACTTGTTCCTTGCTTGGATTAGCAGTACTCTCTGTTATAACTTTAATGCTTTGAGCCAATTCAGAAACTTGCTGTACTTTTTCTGAATTAATCGTTGAAACAAGTTCGACAACAGGTTTAATTTTGTTCCCAACTGCATTGATTTGCGCAATCCAGCCATCATCATTGAACGCATCAAACCATGAACCAAGAGCATTCGCCAAAAGAAGTTTGACCATATTTAGTGCGTTCAATTTGTCAACAACATCTCCAATAATTCCTGGGAGTTTGCTAAGTTTCTCTGATTCTTCAACAATTTTCGCCAAAGATTCAAAAAGAGTGGCCAAATTGTCCAAATCATTTGTAGAACCCAGAGCTTCTTTCATCAAGGCAAGACCAGCAGAAAACATTGACAAACCAAGAAATGCTGGCAAAGATATCAAAGCAAATGCTGCCAAAACTGGAACAAGGATTCCCAGCGCTGCTGAAAAAGCCATCAACGAAAGGGAAAACTGCATAAACTTATTCAAATCAAGATTCTGAAATGATTCGACAAAGGTTTCAAAACCTTCTGCCATTAACCAAATCCCGGCACCAATCAACGCAACTCCTGCCCCAACCAGCAACATACCGGCACCAAACTGAATCATTCCACTTGATGCTGCACTCCCCGCAAAACCAACTGCCAAAATTAACCCCGCCATTACTGCAAGGGTTGTTACACCTTCCCCTGACATATCTTTCAAGGCGTAAGCCAAAAGGACGAGCGAACCAACAACCAATCCAATTCCAATTGATGCAACAAGAATTGACGCTGCGAATCCTAAAACAACCGGGACTGCTTTTGCGGCAGCGGTTGCAAAAGTGCCAAGAGCATTACCCAATGTTACAATTCCTGGAGATGCTGTTGTAGCAGCAGCCCCAGTTGCTTTCAATCCCAATGAAAGACCGCTTAAAACAACATTAACAACCTTCCCGAATACTATATAGGCCAAACCAGCACCAGTCAAAATTGGGATTAATTTCCCTCCCAAAGCCTCATTCGCTTCGATGATCCATTCAACAAAGGTTTTCACAATGTCGAGCAAAGGTTGCATTGCAATTGCAGTCTGCTGAATAATGATTTTCCATTCTTCCCAAATAGCCTTAACTTCCATTGCACGCTCCTCAAGAGCTTTCTGAGATTCAGCCATTTTTTCATTTTTGACCATTGATTCATCATAAGCCGACAAGGACATGCTGAAAAGTTTATTCGCCACTGTCATATCATTGATACCAGCAGCATTTGCAATCGCCATTCTCTCATGCTTTTTCATAGCATCCCAGCTTTTTCCAGAAAGCTGGATTGATTCGATAAGCAACCGAATCCTCTCTTCTTCTGACGCTAAAACAAGTTGTGAAGCATTAAGCAAACCTCCACCAAGAATTGAATTCAACCCAGCGGCAGCCTCAGCAGCTCCTTCAAATGTATCAAATTGATTCGTGATAACAAGCAACTCACTCATTTGAATTTTGGTAGCTTTTGCGGATTTTTCAAGTTCAATAAAAACAGATTTTGCATCTTTTCCATAAGCGTGCAAAACTTTTGCTGATGCATTGAAATCTTCAAATGCTTGTGCACTGTTCCCAAGCATTGCGCCAAGATCTGCTAATTCATTTGTGAATTGTTGTGCCTCAGTTGTGCTTAGTCCCATAGAATTTATCATCAAATCCATGGATTTAGAACTTGTTGTTGCAGAAACTCCAATTTGATCAAGCAGCGCAATCGTTCCAGCCAATTCATTTTGAGTTTGAGAAGATAATGTGTTAAAATTCATCATCTCATGACTCAAATTTGTCATTGCTTCAGCAGCTTGTGTCGCATCAACTCCATAACGCATTGTTTCATTATGAACAACTTCAATTTGACTAGCATATTCATCAGATGCGCCAGTCGCTTTTTGAAATGAAGAAATTGCTTGTTCTGTTTGAATTGCAACAAGCATTGTTGACTCGATAATCTTGTCCAAACCCGCTGTTGTCATTGCTTCAAGAGAGAATAGAGTATCCTTCATTCCCCTTTTGAAACCTTGCATCATTCTTGTTAAGCCACCGGAAGTGTTCAATGCTTTGACAAAGTTCCCGGCAAAAGTTTGGCTATCTTTGCGAACGCCTCCCATTACTTCAGCCAATCTTAAAGCATGTTGTTCTCCAAGTTCATCAATTCCTTGTTGACGAACTGCTAATTCATATCTTGCTTTTGCTTCTCGCACAAGCTCAGCTTGTGCGATAGCTTGTGCAGAATTGTGGCCATATGTTAATATGCTAAGTTGATGAATTTGTTTGCGAATTTCATATTCTTCACTTATTAGCTTCATGTTGCTAACATGAGCTTCAAATTGTGTTTCTAATTCCCTTGAAATCGTATTTTGAAGCTCTTTTTGTTTGCGAAGATTTTTTAATTCTTTTTCGGACCTCTTCATCTCATCTTTCGCATCAGGTGATTTATTTACATTTGATGAGCTATCCTTGGCACCCTTGATTTTGCCAATTTTGTTGCTCATTTCTTTCAAAATGTCTGCAAGATCTTTTTGTTGTTTAACATTTTTCTCAAGAAGTTTATCCATTCTTTTGAAAGCTGCAACCATTTTGGCTTGATCATTCGCTGGCATAATTTTTATTCAAAGGGCCACATCAACCCAGTCTCCTTTTCAAAATTCCTAACAGCACGTTGCAATTTCGCTTTATTTTTAAAGGTAGCAGCCGAATTCAGTCCATTTTTGCGAATAGACTTAATATATTTATACTCTCCCTTTAACGAATTTAAGAAAGACTCAACCTCTCGTTTCGATCCTTTGACCTTAAAAGGGAATGGTGTTGAATCCCCAAGCATACGGCCAAGAATTGATTTAACGATTCCTCCAAAAGATGCTAACCAGCTTTCTGTCAGCAATTTATTTTTATCAGTGAAATCTATAATCTCCATTTCTTTCTCCTATTTTAATTAGAATGTAAAAAAAAAGGCTGGTCAAAACCAGCCTTTCACTTATTCTTCTTATGAGCTTCTGCTTCCTTTTGTTTAATCTCGATAAAATCTGCTATGAGAAAGTCTCTCAAACCTGTTGGGATATTAACAAGATATTTAAAGTTGTGATTACCATAAACAACCAAGCTATTAATCTGTTTAAAAATTGTTTTTAAATATTCCTCGTCAAAGAAAAAGTTTTTAGGCTCAATCCTATCAGAGTTTCGGACGAAAAAAGTTGACTGTTAAAGGAATCACCAAATCTTCTTCATAATTGAAACAATGCTCACATGTGAAATCCGATGTAATATCAGTGTTAGGCTCAGAAAAGTTGTAAGCCATGATAACTTGCGAAGTCAATTTTAAAGGCGCTCTGTCAAGAAAAACATGTAAAGGCATTTCCTTACCTTCTTCTGTCAAAACTTTCTTAACAACCACATTGAATAAATCTTTGATAGGATCATGCTGCAAGCTGTTTTTCTTCTTTTTTGAAGATATTTGAGTTAGATAGTTTTGTTCTTTCCCAAGCAATAATTTATAAACAACTTTCAAACCATTGCTCAAAACAATTTCAAACTCTTCCCCATTCCGTTTGATGTTTTCTGCTTCAAGTTCTTTTTCAGCTCTCATGCTAAAGTGCTGTTCTGAAAGATCAATTGTAACCTTGTTCTGTCCATTACAAACAGGACATCGTACAGTTGTTCTAAAATCGTTTCCGAACATTAGTACTCTTGTATGAATAAGCATTGAAGCAATATCTGAAGCATAAACATCACCAATTTTTATTCCCTTATCAACAACCAACGATTGCAGAAATTTTTCGTAAACAATTCCTTTTTTAATATAAGACTTGTTTTGCAAAATTGTCTGCGAATTGGTGTCTGGATATCTTAATTCAATCTCTCCTGAACGCAATGAATGACCTTCTGGATATAGTTTCCCTTCAGTTGCCAAGGGTACAAATTCTGTGTTGTACTCTTCAAAATAAGAAGCAAATTCATCAACCGCTTCAGCCTTCTCTTGATGAATTTGCTGCACACTTGGTAAGCGATTCTCGTTTCTCATTTACCTTCCTGTTTCTGTTATTATGGTAGTTCTGGTTCGAAATTCTGGAATTCTGGCGAAGCAGGCATCTGTTCTAGTTTTGCAAAGTCAAAACGAATGGTAATATCCAATGTCGCTACTTCATTACTGGTATAATCCCACTTGCTGGGAGTGAAATCCTTAATCCAAGCATTTTTCAAGGTCCAAATTTCAATAGGATGGCCAGCGGCATTAATTTGTGTTAAGACTAGCGCACCAAGACTTGCAACAGCGGCAGATTTTGAAACAGTGGCATAATCATCTGGATTTTCTGGCAAATGATAACCAGCATTTCTGATCATTTGATAAACACGATTTGCACCATTTGGGTCAATTTTATCATAGAGAGTTAAAGCAAGTTCCTTCCATTTCAACCTTCCAGGATAATAAAAAGTGTGGTTTAAAAAAGCTACTTCAGCTTCCTCTTGTGAAAAAGTGGGGCGTTCAGCATTTTTACACATATACGCATCAATTCGTGTCAAACCATCTCCAAATCCGAGAACCCATCTAAAGTCTCGTTTCGGTTCAGCATTTGGTGAAGACCAATAAGTCATAATTCATTTCTCCTTTAATTTTAAATAGAGAGGCAGGTTAAAAACCTGCCTTTTATTCTGCGAATGAAGCACCGCTGTTGTTTACTTGCAGATCAACTTCGATAGCTTCAATAGATTTAGCTGGAACTATTGAAACAACTGCATACATTACATTTCTATCAACGAGTTCATCAGTTGTAGTAGAGGAATCGAGAATAATATTAAATCGTTCTAGTCCATATCGTGCTTTAATGTCTTCTAAGAATGGGGAGACTTGCCCCTTCCATTTTAGCCAAGTCTGGAAGATATTTTTCTCAAAAATAAAGTCCATACTAATTTGTGAAATACGTTTCTTGATATGGTTAACTAGAAGCCGAACATCAATCCTCGAAAGTGCCGAATTTGCTCGGTTTGACCTTGGCAAATTCATTGTTTTCTGGCCCCAGATAACAATATTGCCTTTGTAATCTGTAATTGGATTAATGCGTGAAAGATAAAGCTTGTCTCTATCTTTTGTTCGCAAACGCTGTCGAATACCAATTACAGGAACGCCAGCAGCACCATTTGTTAAAGATCTTGAAGTGCCAGCAGGAGCATACCATAAATCCTTCGTCTTCTGAGTATAGCTGATTGTTCCAATAGCTGCAACTGATGGTGGAACCCATAGATCATTCCCAGAAATTGTATCCTTTATCCTAATCCAATCAAAGTAAGCAGCAGCATATGATGAATTATATCCACTTATTTCCATTTCTGAAATAACTGCTGATACAGAACCAAGACGGTTAACTTCGTCAGAAGTATTCTCAGAAGGAGGTACATAGCTACCTTCAAGATCTATAATCGCCATGCAATCACTTCTATCTTCTGCAATAAAAATCATATGCTGATTCAAAGAAGATTCGGTTAGACCAGGCATAGAGATCAGATTCAAATCAAATTCTTCAGGATCTTTGACAGAATCAATGGCGCGTTTGATTGTGTTATAGCTATAGCTGTTCAAATCATTGGCACCTACTAACAATGAATTCCTAAAAGGATCTTGCTCAAGAGTGTTTAAACCATCAAAACCGCCAAAAAATGGTAAAGTAAATTTGCCATAATCTGCGTCCAAAACATCTTTATAAGTTCCATTGGCAGTCAAGGAAGTACCGCTAGCTCTAGAGCCTGAAACATAAAAAGCATGATTATTGGAAGAACCTGAAATATCATCAAGAGTGAAAACAAAGGAAGTTTCTGTCTCACTTTCTTCAGCAAAACTATCAAATCCATAACATAATGGTCTTACATAATCAGAGAAACCTCTTTGAAAAATTGTTGAAGCTGAACTTTTGCCCACTTCAATGCCAAAATATGCTTGACGAGGATCGGATAAGGAACCAGAATAGGTGTCGCCACGAAGAGTTAAAGTTGGGAATTGAAAAGATGCGGTCAGTTCGTCGTCGCCAGCGTAAAAACCATCTCCAACAGCACTATGATGGATATCGTAAATTGTTCCTTCACCAGCGGCGAATGCCTCTTCATAATCTGTATCATAATCATCAAAAACTCTCACATTACCTTCCGCAATTGCGAAACCTTTGTGACGAATTGGCCCATGAAATCCAAATGGCAACATTTCAGCAGGAATGCCTCCATTATCAACAATTGAATTCATTTCAACTCGAATGAATTTACTCTGATTATTGTATGATCCATATTCATAATATTTGCGTTCGCGATCATTCCAAACCAAATGTTTGTCACCGATCTTTTTAGCAATGTAGTTTGGCGAATTAGGATTCAAAGAACAATTCTTATATCTTTCAATAATTTGAATTGCGTTATCAGAATCGGCAATATCACGCAATGTTACAGTAAAAGTACCATATGGTTCATTCTCATTAATTGATGGAGTAATTTCAGAAATACTTATTTTTACATTTTTCTGCAACCATTCCCCAGAATGTAAACCATGAATTTTGAAAAGTTTGGTCATTGTCGAAGCATCAAAATTGTTTGAAGATCCGCCAACTGTGTTCAAATCTTGCGCAATAACCCAACCACTTTGTCCTGGGCGGCAACCAAAACGAAACGATGCTTGTTCACTATCACTAGTAGGGTCCTTCAATCCAACAAGGATACCGAAATTTTCTCCTGCACCAGAATTCGTTACCTTTTCATTGACGAATTTTTCAAAAGTTTCACCAAGCCAATAATTTGATGTTACATCAGATGGGGTTACATCAGTGTTTACCAAGGTTGGGTTTGTGTTGAACACTTTACGGATGAATTTTTTTGAGCTTTCATTAAAATTGAATGTAGTTTCTTTGACAGTCTCTAAGCTACCGTTGCGAATGATGATTTTAAACTCTTTATCAGCACCAGTTGAGCCAATCATTGTTCCAACGGAAGCAGTTAGCGCAGAAGTCCCAGCAATGTTCCCCTTTAACTGAATAGAACCAGATTGAATATAAAAAATGGCTGCTAAAGAGCCAGTCTGGACATCAGAAGGTGAAGATCCTGAATCAACAATGAATAGACCATAAGCACCACCATTTGTTGCAGAAGTTCCTAAATCTTGCACTTCCCAACCAGCACGTCCATCGCTTGTCGAATCTTGATGCTCATGTCCCAAAAGTCGAATAAAAGTTGCCGGTGAATTGCTTCTTAGCCAACCTTGCATTGCATATGTTCCGTAAGCGGGAGCAACTTTATTTCCATCTCTCCAAATATCACCGCCAGCACCACCGGGAATTGGATTCCCATAAGTTTCAATGAATTCTGCCATTGAATTTACTGTAGTTGGAATATGCGGACCTCGTTCCGCACGCCCAATGATAACAGGCCCTATATTTTTTGCCACATTTGGTCTACCAGAGTTATCAATTTCGTTAACTCTGATACCAGGACTGACAAAATTGAATTTTTTTTCGTTCGCCATATAATACTCTCCTTGGTTTTTTAAAACAGTCAAGTTAAGTATTTCCTTTGTTGGTCAAAAAACACAAAAAGCCAACCTTTCAAGGTTGGCTTGTTGAAAATGCATTTAAGCGTGCCCCAATTCTTCAACGATTTGTTTATAAATTTCATTATCAACTGCCTCTTGAAGATTTTTTTTATTTTCTTCCTCTTGTTGCTTAAGCAATTTCATTATATCTTCTTGAGACATTGGAATGCTGTCACGCTTGGAAGCATCTTCATCATCTTGAATATCAGGCTTTCTTCTCCAACCTTGTTGTCTTTTAAGACGATCATTGTTTGCATCTTTCTTTTCTCGTGCTTTCCTCATTTCCTCTTGTGCTTCCTCTTGGCCAACCTCTCTAGAAACCATGTAACTTGCAGGATCTTTCATGATTTTCAAAAGAGGTTTAAAATCAGCCGTA